TCGTAAGTGTAATAAATCTTATTGCACTCCGATTCAAGCTTGTCTATGTTCGGTCTTTTCACGTTCGATGTTTCTATTTAGTCTTTCCATGTTCAGATTTTTGTAAAAAATATAAATATTTTCAAAATTGAAATCTCATATCATATTGACTTTAAAATATCAAAAATCCAAGACGCGGTTTTCAGGAGTCCAATGCTCTATCCATTGAGCTACACATCGCCAATATTTGGCGTTGCGGAAGGATTCGAACCTTCAACCCTCGGATTAGCGTATCCATTTTGCGTTGCTGTTCGCGTCTTAAAGTGGTCGGAGATGAGGGATTCGAACCCCCGAGGCTTGCGCATCTGCTCCCAAAGCAGACCCGGTACCAGGCTACGGTCTAATCTCCGAAACTGTAATATTCTGGAGCCGTGGGTGGGAATCGAACCCACGACCCCTTCCTTACCAAGGAAGAGCACTTCCACTATGCTACCACGGCGTTGGAGCCAGCGAAGAGAATCGAACTCTTGATGTTTGTGTTCTTCCTTACGAAGGAAGTGTTGTCGCCGCTGAACCACGCTGGCTTTCAATCAAATCGTTTTCCCAATAACTCGGCAGGTCGAGCATTATTCCAATCTCCCCTGTGTGGGGAGACCTCAGAATCATGATGTTCGAGTCCATAATGTCACATCGTCTCGGCGTCAAGTTTGAGAAAATCCAAAAATTCACCTTCGACCCTTCCGGAAATTTTGAAAGTCTGTCGATAAGCTCTTTATTCGTCATGTGCATTGCCTCATATGTTTTGGAGCCGGGTGTCGGAATCGAACCGACGGTAATTCCTCATTACAAATGAGGCGCAGTCGCCGCTGTGCCAACCCGGCAATCATCATTGTTGGAGTCGCTGGGAATCGAACCCAGGTCCGAGACATTTCCGTTCAAGCGTTTTCTACGTCAGTTTTCTACTGCTGTTTGAACTGTCGTCCTAATAGAAATCCTACGACAATCGAGGAACTTTCTGTAAGACATCTATGCTAAAGAACCAAAGACACAGAGAATACCAGATTGGATTATCCTACTCGACGACTATCTGATGTCATCGTCTTTCGGCGGCTTAAGCAGCCATTCTGTAATCAGCGTTGCCGTTTACTTTTTGTTGAGGCTTTATGTCCCTCACGACATGCCGCTTCGCTCTTGGGTCTATGCTCCGTCGAATGCCTGTACGACCCCGTTTATGAAAACTGGTAGACGGTGAGAATTTCGAAATCCCGACATTCTGCGTGTAAAGCAGATGCTCTTCCTCTGAGCTAACCGTCTATTGAAATGGTACTTCCGAAGGGATTCGAACCCATACTATTCTCGTTTTGAGCGAGATGACTTCTGCCAATTGGTCTACGGAAGCATTTATATGGTCCCATACATGGGATTCGAACCCATACTTTGCGAATTTTAAGTCCGCTGCCTCTGCCTGTTGGGCTACTATGGGTTTTATGGCGGAAAGGAGAGGATTTGAACCTCCGAGCCATACTTTCATACGACCGGCTCCTTAGCAAGGAGCTGCATTTACCAATTCTGCCACCTTTCCACAATATTGGCGTAGCTGGCGGGACTCGAACCCACAATGAGGTACATCCTCGTCGGCTTAGAAGGCCGATGCCTTATCCGTTCAGCTCACAGCTACAAAGTGTTTCCATCGACAAGCGCACCAAGCTTTTCTTGTTGATTCAAGCTGATATTGCAGACAAATGCCCGGGGTCGATTCGAACGGCCTCCAGAGTCGGAATTTTACCGGCTCTCACAGCATTAGGAACTGGTCGTCAGGGTAGGACTCGCACCTACGTTGTTTCTAATGTGCCGGGTTTACAGCCCGGTGCCTTCGCTACTCAGCGGCACCTGACGTAAAATGTTATTAACTAGACTCTTTTCTTTCAACCTTGAGAATTTGCAGTTCTGAGTTTAAAGTTTTAGTTGCTGTAAGAGTCTGAAAAGCGCGGTTTCCATGCTACTTCTATCCACAAGACTGTACATGCGGACTATCTTTCCCGGATTCAACAGCACTGCTTAACCGGTCGCAGCCATTAATTTATCCTTAAGGCTTCGCGTGGAAACACAAATTAGCTCGGCTTCGGATTTGCACCGCTGACGCACACGTACACCTAACTGCATAATTCGCGACTTATGCAGGACTGAATACATGAAGCACACGTAAGACTCGCCGTTGTCTTTTTGGACTCTGGAGTGATAGATGGGATTCGAACCCACGACATTCGACTTGGAAGGACGACACTCTACCAACTGAGTTACTATCACATATCAAGACCCGTGTTTCTAGCCTTTATCGATTAAGAGTCGATTGCTTGAACCGGTTGCTGCATGGGTCTTAAAATTTTCTTTTTGTAGCAAGACACCTCTTTAGCGTACACAGTTTACAAAACTATTGCTTTAAGTATTGGTTGCTGCAAGTGTCTTAAGACGCGGAACATCGAAAACGACATTACATCAGGAGTTATCGTCGACATCCAAAAGGTCGAATGCACCAATTTTCTTCATCAATGGTTCATTGCCGCATGGAGTCAATCTCATTCGTTTACGATGTCGTTCTTCAATAGAACGTTCACCTCGTTATTCCGAAAATGGCTAGGCACGTCATGACCGGCCATAGGAGTCGAACCTTCAATCTTCCGATAATTCGGAGGCTCTACCGTTGAGCTAATTCCCACCGATATCATGACATAGCTGGATTGAGAATGTAAACGCATTTTGCTGGATGTGCCTATTGGCTCGCAGTGCAGGTAACGCTCCTGCCTAAGCCTCGTTAACAGCGAGGTGCCTCACTCGTCGGCCAACTGCGAATTTTAATAAACAACTAGACGCCATATTCTTTAGTGCTACCATTACAACATACGAAGCCGTGGACGACATCGCATCAGGATTCGAACCTGAACCTTTCAATTAACAGTTGAGTTTAAGAATTTGTTTTTGCTGCAAGCGTCTTTTCCACAATGGGCATTTATGAATCAGACCGTTGGCGATTTTGTCGCTGTAGGTAGTCCTTCTGAAAATGGTCAGAGTAGATGGATTCTCACCATCAATGAAAATTCCGTCGAATTTTCGCCGTATCCTCTACGGCTGCACCTTTTATTCATTGGCTTTGAACTCACGTTAAGTTTTAATTCCAATCTTTTTTGCTATACTCTGAAATGGTAGGAGCGAGTGGATTTGAACCACCGACCAACAACTTATAAGGATGCTGCTCTAACCGGGCTGAGCTACGCTCCTATTTGTTCAACCCAGTCATTTTACGTCCATTAGGACAATCCGATAAACGACAAATGAATGTCGCGTTGTGGTCTCCTAAGATGGTAGCGGGGGATGGTGCTGCCCCATCGACCTCTTGGTTATGAGCCAAGTTAGCTACTGTTGCTATACCCCGCAATCTTAAAAAAAAATAGTGGAATTAGTTCTTCAAGCCGTTTTGCCATGGCTTCGGAGTGACGGTTCAGCACATTCTCCGATATTCAATCGGCATCCGTTGCAGTTCCTACTCAGGAGGTCTCCCACCAAAAATCATCTGTTCAATTGTCAAAGAGCAATGTTTCGACTTTCAACTTTTCCTCTACTTCGTCGAAACGTCGTATATTATAGCACACATTGCTTTCGTTCGCAAGTAGAATTTCCAAAAATTTGGTGGACTCGTGGGGATTCGAACCCCGAACTTCTCCGTGCAAAGGAGACGTGATACCAGATTTCACCACCGGCCCAATGAAAAATACTAGGCACATTTAACTTGACCGCTGTGTTTGACCACTTCACCAAATCCCCATTCATGGTGGGGACTGCAAGATTCGAACTTGCGAATGGCGGTTTGACCAAAAGTTTTCTGCTGTTAGTGCCTTGATGGTGGACACATCGGGATTCGAACCCGTACTTTCGCCTTGCGGAGACGATGTGCAACCATTACACTACTGGCCCTGGAGCACCGGGCGGAGCACGATTCCGCAACATCCTCGTTGGCAACGAGGCATTCTGACCAATTGAATTACCGATGCATTTTGGTTGAAGTGGACAGACTCGAACTGTCGAATGACGGTGTATCAGACCGTTGCGTTGAAACCAACTTCGCCACACTTCAATCTTATGGCAAGGAATACAAGAATCGAACTTATCTCTTCGGTTTTGGAGACCGAGGCACGACCACTATACCAATTCCTTAACAAAGATGAGATAGCATGCAGAATTTAACGCCTTTCGTTCGTCTATCTGCGTCTTCCATACAGTAAGGAGCGACCTTAAAGTTGGATTCTCTTGTTGTTTGGGCTAATGCTATCTTGGCGGGGTATCCGGGAGTTGAACCCGGCTCGCTTCATAGACAGTGAAGCATAAGAAGCCGCTCTACCAATACCCCAGTAAGAACACCATTCATCCGACCGAGACCTCGCACGTCTAGCCATGTAAGGCATCTCGGAGATTTCCAAGATTTTTCGCTGCCGAATGACGACCTTCGGCTATACCATTTATCATTCATCCTCCACCATCCATCAAGGGCTTACGTCCAAAATGGCGGTTTAATAGGGTAAATTTTATTCCGGGTATGCACTCAATGGAAGGACTTGAACACTTCATGGTAATGGGTTTCTGTTCATCTATAAAGATGAACATCGCCAACCAACCTACCATCATAGCGAATGACCGAACGAGTTGCCACTACTCTCGTCATTGAGCTGCCGTTAAAGCATTAAGCATACTGAGTTTAACTCCTCATCTGAATACTGTTCATTGGCGGAGAGTGAGGGATTCGAACCCCCGTGCCCTTTCGGACAAACGGTTTTCAAGACCGCCCCGTTATAGCCACTTCGGTAACTCTCCAAATACTAAGAAAAGTCCATGCGTTCACAACCGCGCATGGTAAAAAGAACAATGTCTGCGGATGTACATTAGCTATGCAGTGCGGTTGTCATGTCGCACTCGTTGAAAGAGAGTGGTCTCCCTGCCGTCGCCCATATCCGAAAAGACACTTGCTTTTCAGTTAAAATCATCTATCCAATTGTCAAAGAACCGTCGTTTCTGAGGATTTCCCTCAAAGAGACCTTAGCCCAAGGTTTCGGTCACTCGTCTGTTGCTTCGTAAAAACGCCACATATTATAGCACACATGGTTTTTCTTTGCAACAGCTTTTTCATAAATTATATCTTTCCGTTTTCCATCTAAAAACCAAGAAGCCGAACTTTCCTTTCGGTCTGCTCGGCTTCCTTGTCTCTTCTTTTCCTTGTTTCTATCGTATTAATACATTTAACCCACCATTCTAGAAGATTTCAGAAGCCTTTGTTGAACCGTCATATCCGCTGTCAATCAACTTGTTCGAACTACCACTTTCCACTGGCGAGGACATGACGGCATAGCCATTCCATGAGCGTGTCGCTCTTGGCTGTTTGGCTATATTCACCATTGCTGTTTGGTTCATTGTCGTCATTGTCGGCTTCTATTTAGTACTGAATCGTTATCACTGTAGATATTCATCACAATCGTGAGCGTTTCTCCAATCGCTTGTTTCATATGATATACTTCTATCAGTATTTTCCTTGTCGGACGAGGAAATTGTGTACACCGTAGAATCGAGCTTCACCTTCTTCGGCTTTCCTGCCATAGGACCGCTCGTGTATTTAACGACGTTTCCGTCGGCATCCCTCATAACGTCATAACCGTCTCCGTTAAAAATCTTGTTTGTTATTGCATGGTCGAGAACGACTCCTACGCAGACATCAGAAGGGTCTCCGATAAGCTCTGTCATGTACTCGCGAAGTGCGTCTATCGCCTCTTCCTTAGTCTCAAACACGATTCCTTTGAACTGAGGAGGAGTGATGTATCGAGCCATGAACTTCATGTCTCTTCCGCCGGGTGAAAAGTCGCGCTCGTAGCTCTTTACCACAATTCCGAAACCTTCTCTGTCCAAAGGCGACTTGTATAGTTCTGGCTCTTTATATTCTTCTTCATCACCATTATCTTCATCATCAATGTTTCCAACAAAGTCTGTTTCATCATCCTTTACTTTGCACTCACATCCAGGAATCTCTTCAAGAGCGCGTTCCGCAGAATCAATTTCGTCAACCCCTTTAAGGAAGTACTGCTCCCACTTGTCTAGGAACTCCTTCTTGTGCTTCGGAAGCTCTTCCATATCGTAGCGTTCCTCATTAAACACTTCAGGATGCGCTACGATTATGTTATCCCAAAGGTTGTCCCAGGGAGTTCCCTCATCGTAACTTTCCTCATCAGCAATCTCAGAAGTAATTGGTCTAACTTTTGCTCCATGACCGCCATATGTCATTGGCTCCGCACCTTTAACTGGAAGTTCATGTCCTGCCGCCTTTGCCGCAGAGACAAGCCAGTCAGGATATCTCTTTTTCAACTGGTCGTCATATCTTGAATATGAAAAGACGAAATCATCGTCTCCTCCGAGTCCGATGTCTCGGTCTCTCTTGCTGTTGAATGACGACATGAAGTTCTGTGTGTCTTCGTCATCATCATCCTGAGAAGCTGCGGAAGCCTTCGTGTCGACTACTTCTTCATCGTCGAATTCCTCATCGTCATCGTCCATTCGACCTCTCTTCTCTGCGGCTATGATGTCCTTATATTCCTTCTCGGCGTCAAAGTTCCTTATATAATCCCTTTGCTCGTCGCTTAGTCCAAGGTCGCTCTTGCGAAACTCATCGTCGCTAGGCTCGTCTCCAGACGCCTCGTTAATCGTCCTATTCTTGCCATTTCCACTCTTTGCAGTAGAGGAATACATCTTCGAATACGCTTCATTTATTATCGAAGCGTTCTTTCCGAAAAGAAAAGCGTTCTCGTAAGTCATCTTTTTCCGATGTTATTTGTGTTATTATCCTTATTTAGCCTGTTTTCAGGTTTTTTTCAAGCAGTTTTAAGTTTCAGAGAATCCCTATGATGTCCTTCTTGCAGCACATCTGGTATCTCTCGTTCTTTTCACCATATTTTATCGAAGTCGAACCGTATTTCGATATCAGCACTTCGTCTCCGACTTTCAATCCGAGTCCTGAATTGTCGAAATTCCAGGAAATCTCAACTACCTTCACCTTCATCGGCTTTGAATTGTCGCTTTTAGGAAGTATGAAGTCGCTGTTCTCTATACGAAGCTCTTCCTCTCCCTCTATGACTTTCGCTATGAACCTGTCTCCAATAGGTCTTACTGGAAATTTCCTTACAGTCTCTTCCATTGTCATTATCCTTTTAGTCAAGATTAAGATAAAGAAGGGACATTCCATCCTTGTGAAGCCAACCATTAAGCTTTTCGTACTGCCTGTCGTATTTCGTGTCAAGACCAGGAGACCCTGTATATCCAACATCTCCAGGTTTTAAAGAAATTTCATCTACACCAATGGCAGTCTTCCTATCCCCCTCGAACATCATATTGCATTTTCTGAAAGCTTCCTGCAAGTTGAATGGGGATGTTATGATATGATGTCCTGATTTAGTAGGTACTACATATGCCTCATCTTCGTTCTTTCCTATATCTTTGAGTTGTTCCTTTACAAGCTTTAAAACATTTTCTACAGTCCAAACTTTTTTATCAATCCTTACTCCACCGAACACCATCGGTTCAGTATACTCTGTCATATTATCGTTATCCAGGTCGATAATCCAAATCTTCATTCTGCTTTTGTGATATTCACAGTAAGCTGAACGGAGAAGGTGTTCAGGCTTTGCGGAAAAGTTTCCAAGCCGAATCGTCTCAAGAACCTTCTCTCCAAGATTCAATAGGCATTCGAAATTGTTTCGAACTTGTGGTATGATGTATGCCCTTGCCCGATTCGTCGTGCAAAGTTCCTTTATTGCGTCCTTTTTCTTGTCGAAATAGTCAAGCGAATCGATATAATATGTCCTTAGAAGACGCTGGCACTCGTTAGACCCCCACACATTCGATATCGTCTTGCAGTCCTTTGGACGTCGAAGGATGTGTATGATGTACCTGTCGGTCTTCTCCTGAAAATCGAGATGGCTTCGGAATATTTCAAAATTATCAATTTCCATGCCGAATATTATATCACAGTTTTTTATTTTTCGCAATGGAAAACTTTCAAAGAATATGTGAAGACATCATGGTCTGCCAAAGGGTCTCCTCGAATTTTGGAAAATCGCAGTAGCTGTTATTTACATCGTTCAGCATGAGATATTCCTTATCGTCGAAAAACCACTTGACCCTATTTTCGCGGCTTCCGTAGATTACATCCATCTTCGAGCCGTCTCTCATAAGCGTAATCCACATTGCGTGGAATATCTTATCAATCTGCTCTCTATAATCGGAATCGGTGTCCCTGAACTTGTCGTCGACTACTGCTATGTCTTTGCATAAACTCAGAGGAATGTACAGAAGTGCGTCGAAAAGCTTTGAGAACTTAACGACCTGATACCACATCTTTTCGATTGTTTCCGTAGAAATTCCACCTTTGCCGAACTTGTTGTGCCAATATGTGTACGCAAAAGAATCGAGAATCGTCCTGTCCATTATGATTCTCTTTAGGAACGGCTCCTCAACGGCATCAAGGATGTTCTGTAGAAGAGTTTCGTGAATTATCTTCTGACACTCTTCATTTCCGTTGCGGTTTATCTTAAGTCCCCTCTCTGATATTATGCTTCGATAGTCCTTTCCGAACAGAGTCCACTGTAAATCCTTGTCTCTTTTGACGTTCTCATCGTAACAAACGATATCGCCTATGAGAGTCGACTTGCCTGTATTTGCCGTTCCAAGGACTCCTACTATCAGTTTCTTTCCATTATCGTTGCTCATTTTAATTTCCTTCATCTTCTTCGTCATAATCATCGAAATCCTCAGATTTTACTTTGAACCTTTCACACTGGAACTTCTTAAATTCATCCTTTGTCATCTTGATGCTTCCATCTGGGTTGCAGAGTTCTCCTTTTTGGTTAATATATTCAAGATTTCTTATTTTTGCACAGTCTTCACAGATGTATTGAATCCAACCTTGCGTCTCACATCTTCCATAATACCTATCTCCAATCTGATTTCCGCAGTATTCGCATGTGTTGTGGCATTTTCTTTCTGTCTCGGATACACACTGCTCCATATATGAATCCATGAAAGCCGCAATAACTTCCTGTTCTTTTGTGACATCTCTTGAGAAGATACAGTCCGTCATGCACTTGAGCTTCCACGAAAAATCCTTCAGCCAATGCAAGAATAGATGTTTTGTAGGGCATCTATGCCACCGTTCAGGATGGTATACACAGCTGTTTCTGTAGTATTTCCCTCCCTCTTCTTTAAATTTCCATCCGAATTGATTCGAAACGTGTCCAGGTGCGACTTTTCTGTCGAAGTCCTCTTTGGATATCTCATTCCACTCCTCGCTGTTGTGTGGAAGAACGTCTGTTACGTGCTCATACCTGTAGTCTACAATATTTGCTAGGAAATCATGAAGCTTTCCAAACATCCTCGTAGGAAATCCCCTTATCACAGGAGGGTCTATGACAACGTTGAAGTAACCTCGAAAATATCCAAACTTCTCCTTAATCTGCATAGCCTCTATCCTTGTTCTGTATTTTGGATAAAGAAGAATGTTCATTGTCTCAAGTCTATACGAAAGGTCTGCGATTTCCCTGTTCCATCCGTCTCCACACTCCCATCCAAAGCACATGAGAGACTTAGTTGGAGGCTTCTTTGTTCCGCAATATAGAATGCGACAGTCGTTTATCGCATTTCTTTTCGCATCAATGAGATACTGAGGAACCTTGAATATATTAGTGTCCTCATTTTCAGTCTCAATTGTAATCTTCTCTTCGGACATAGCGAATCAACCCCATGAAGAATATACAAGGACAAGCTCGGTCTCGTTTCCATATGACCAGTTGTCGGATTCGAGAAACGCCCTGATAGCGTTGGCGGTATTGCGCATGTAGAATTCAGCCGTTTCGTTGCTTTCGGAAAGTTCTGCAAGATACTCCTCATTGTCGTCTTCGTTCTCTGTGTTTTTTGAGCTGCAATTAGGAACATTGACTGTCACTTCAACTCCACCTTCGCTGAACTTGTACGTTTTCTTTTTTGCCGCATCTCTGTGCCGATAGACGTATTTCCAATAGGAGTCGCAATTTCCTCCATCGGAAAAAATCTTAATCCATGGGTTATTCATTGCCATTTCTATTGTATCATCCCATTTTCCTCCAAGAAGATACTCGATTGCGGAAAGCATTTCCTTTGCGTCCTCCTTGGTGATTATTACGGAATTGTCCCTGAAATTGCAATAGTTTAGATGATAATGTTCGATAAGACAGTCAAATCCAGAGTTGAAGTCCCATTCTAGGAGCTTGTCGCAGAATCGTCCATCGTCCCTAAGCACGAAGTTTGTGTATTTCCTGCTTCTGTATGACTCAAGACTTTCACCATCCTTCATGTCATGGTCGAAATTGTAATCAGGATTGAAATCAAGATTCATCACAAGAGGAATGTCATCGGTCCAACATTTCTCTCTTTCAACAAGAAGCTTGTTCTTCTCGTCTTCACTAAGGTCGTCGCTGAGGCTGCATCCCCAGTCATGCTTCTTGTTGAAGTTGTGATATGCTGCAAGAAGATTTGAACGACATGAATCGTCAATCTTGAAATTGTTGTATACCCTGTAGAGAGTGAATGTTGAGCCACGAGACATATTAGATAATCCTTTTGTCTAATTTTCTTTTTCAACGGAAATTATAGCATAAAAAATAAAACGATGCAAGTATGATTGTAAATAGACTTTATTGTATGGAAACAGATGATTTTGATAAACTTGTGGATGACATGGACGAAGACATGAAAACTGTAAACGGCGAAAAGATTCTATCTAAAGGGAAAAACGCACGTTCGGAAATTATCGCATATGGATATAGATTTGACTCTAAGGAGGAACTTGATGTATTTGAATGGATTCTTGAGGCAAAGGAACTTGGATTCATAGATGAATATGAATACCAGCCAAAGAGTTTTGAACTGTTTGAAGGAGTCAAAAACGCAAAGGGAAAGTATATTGTAAGACCTCATGTATACACGGCAGACTTCAGGATATCGTTCAACGACAAATGGGTCGATTTCAGGAAAACTAATAAATTGAAGATTTTTGACAAGTTCGACGAGAAAAATGTTTATATAGACGTAAAGGGTGCATGGAGTAAATACGACGATGGACGTAGTTTTGTCATAAACTTCAAGTGGACTCTATCGAAATTCGGAATACATGTGTGGAAAATCGTCCCTTTGAAGTTTTTTGAAAAGACTTGGCTTCCGAAAAAGTGCGTATTAACCAGAAAAACCCATAAAGTCAGTGCAAAATATAGCAAGCTGCTAACTTTTGAAAACAAAAAATATAGCCAAAATTGAACTAAATATAGTAAAACTGTTTAACTGACATGGAAATCACGACAAATTCGAGCCTTGCGGAGACTCTTAATGCCTTTATAGCGGACGAACATCTTGCTGCAATACAGTATAAGATGGCGAAGGTCGTAGCAAAGGGAAAAGCCCTTAATTTCGCGGATAAGGTATTCGACGACAACGGAGACGAAGAGGATGAACATTTTGACGAATTAGTTGAATATGCTCAATCCCTCAACATTCCAGTACAGGTCAATCCTTCTCAGATTGATGTGAATTGCACAACACCTTTTGTAGACGTGACAGACGGAGATTCAACCGCCCAACTCGTTTCTATTCTGATTTCCGCAGAGAAAAAGGCGATAGAAGGTTATGAAACTGCACTGAAGAATACAGGAATAATTTCAGACCATCCTGAGCTTACGCAGTTCTTTGGAGAAATACTCAATGATGAAAGAGGACATCTCAAGGAACTTGAGGATGTGAAGTCGAATATAGATGGAGACGATGGAGTTGAGCAGACTGAGAATCCGAATGTAATAGATGTCGTTCCTCCGCCTCATATTGCAACCGACGCATACGGTTATGAATTGAATTCTGATGAAACGACTTTAAATAATGAAGGAATCGGAGAATCCTCAGAAAGAAAGATAACTGCATTATTGGTAGAAAGCATAAAGAACGAGAGCGTCGATTCAACAAACCTTGTCAAGAATCTTCTGAACTACATAGACGAAGACTCAGTGGAAAAATTTGCGGACGATTACAACTATTTTGATTCGGAAACTGCACGTTCGACATCTGTTCATGAAAGTCGCCAATGCTCGAACATGTTCATGGAGCTTATTGAGGACGGAATGGTCGAACCAAAGATTCTTGCCGCAGACATTCTTGATTCTATGGACGAATCCGAAGTCAAGGAATTTGCAGAAGACCTTGGCTACATTGGTTCATCTCCTGTAGAAAAAAGCGAAGTCAAACCTATGATTCTTGGAGAATCTGCATTTTCGTTTCAAGAGATATTCAACAAGGCGGTGGCAAAGTGAGCAGAGGAATTTTCGGAAAGATATTCGAGGACACTTTCGAGAAAATTGAAGTTCCTGTACAAGATGACGCACAGACCGGCATCGGAGAGTCGGTTCTCGACTTTCCGGAAGGTAAAACGCTCACAAAGGATATTTGGAACAAGGTGTCCGACGGAAAGTATGTTTTAAACGACGAGACCAAGAAAAAGGCAAAAGCCATAATAGATTGGGCCGTAGATGAGTTCAAGCTAGAAAATCCGAAATCGAGAATTGTAGGCTCGATATGCTCAAATACATACAATGACAGTTCAGACATAGACATACACATCTCCGCAGACAATATAACCAAGAAAAACAGCGACGAGATGAACAGAAAGATGATTTCCGCGTTCAAGAAAAAGTTTGTTGGGAAAAAGAGCGGAGAGGTCGAAAAACATCCGTTTGAAATCTACGCACAGCCAAACATAAACCAGGACATCATGAGCGTTGGGTGCTACGATTTCGACAACGAAAAATGGATGAGCGGTCCTGAAATCCTTGACAAAGACTTCAACCCATACGAAAAATACTATGATGGAATACAGAAGCATCTCAACAACATAAGCGATGAAATACGCAAGCATGTTTTCATGTGCGGCGAACTTGCAACTGTAATGGACAAGATTTCAGGTGAAGTTGGAAAAGACGATGATTTCAGAAAGAAAATCGAAAAGAAAATAGATGACGCTACAAAAAAGGCCAGGAAGCTTTTTGAAGATGTCAGGAAGAAGAGGTCTATTGCAAGCGCACCGAAGTCTGCAAAAGAGGCGAAGGAGAATCGAGTTTCTATGGAATGGAAAATTGCAGATTCGAGCTTCAAGTACCTTGACAAGCTTGGATACATAGCGACTCTTCTTACTATTGCGAAGATAGGAGAGAATGAATCTCTTTCATATTCAAGAAAAGCAAAGAAGATTATAATGGCAATTCACGAAAACCTGTTCAACAAGGACAGGACAGGATATGCCGATGTGAACAAAGATTAAAATGAAGAAGTCCTTATACAGAATATGGTCGAAGTTCCTTACCGTCTTCGGTGACATAAGATACAGCAAATATCCTCCGTTTCTATTCTATGATGACGTTAATTTCGACGTTTCCGGATACAAGATAAAAAAGATTATGAACATCATCGAGCCTGGTGATGTAGTTCTTAGGGGATTCGATTCTTACATAGACTCGTTGTTCATAAAATCCAGCAAGAAATATTCTCATGCTGGCGTTTATGTCGGAGGAGATGAAATAATACATGCAATCGCTCCAAATGTTTCAAAAGACCATTTGATAGATTTCTGCCATTGTGACAGGATAGCAATACTCAGACCTTCGAAGGATGTAGAAAACGGAATAAATACCGCAAAGAAGTTTTATGAAGAAAAAGTCGATTATGATTTCATATTCTCAGAACAGGGTGTTGGAAAAAGCTCGTTGTATTGCTTCGAGCTTGCCGCATATTGCTACAAGAATCTTGAAATAGAAAAGATGAAAGCTACCGCTCTATTCGGTCTGATAAAGAAGAAGGAAAAAGTCTATCTTTCTGACAGTTTCTTCAATTCAAAGGATTTCAAGTTGGTCTACGAATGTAATCCTCGTTTCAATATAGAAGGATAATGGGAAAAGTGTCATGTTAGTCGTCGGAGTGTATGTAACATCGAGATATAAGAACTATCCTGAATTCAAAGTCACGCTTGACGAGGCTTTGAAGAAGTACATTCCTACAGGAAAGCCAAATGCTCTATGCACAGGTTCATCAAAAAGCAACGAATCTGGAAATGGACTTGTCAAAAAATACGCTTTCGAACGCGGAATACCATGTAGAGTGTTCGAAACGCAATGGGCAAACAACATTCCGACAAAACCTGGAAAGAAAAATACGGCAGGTGTCCGCGCAAACGCGATGATAATCCGCAATTCGAATTCCTGTATATTGTTCTGGACGCCTACTGCAATCGCCAAATGGGACTTTATGTCTGGCGGGTGCTACAATTTCAGGAAAATGTGCGGAAAGATGGGACGTGAACTTATAGAGGTAAAGGTTGACATATACAAACCTATAGAAAAGGAAATTGAGGACGAACAGCTTACGACACTCCCTGACCGTGAAGGTCTTGGAGGAGAAATGGCGGTTGGCGGGGATATTCCTATCAGAGGAGGTGGCAAGTCTCCTTTATCAGACATTGGCAGTGGAAGTTATAATAATGGCGGTTCTCCTTCTGTCGGAATAAGTGCTCTGCCAGTTCCGTCAAGCGGTGGAGCGTCTGTTGGAATAGATGATAGTGAAAGAGGAGAAGATTCGATTGGCATTGAAACAGGTGCCGATTCTTCTATATCAATGTCTGATTCACCGCTTGCACCATCAGTCAGTCTTCCAAAAACCGGCTCAGGCATATCGGAAATTCCTGTTGATATCAATGGAGACGGAACTCCTGATACAAGCATTACAGCTATTGATACTACTGGTGATGGAGTTCCTGATTCTCAGCTCACTCCTGTTGACATCGACAACAACGGAACAATCGACAAGATTGAGCTTACTCCTCTTACACAGACAAATCAACAGACTGCGCAGATGCAGCAGTCACAAACGACAGCACCGCAGCAAACACAAGTCGCCGCACCTGCTGCACAAAATAGCGCAAATACGGCAACTCAACAATCTGCTGAAGAAGAAAATGTTAATCAGCAGTCGCAGTAACTGTCAATCGGCTTGATTTCAACCTTACATGGCTCAATTTCCTTCATCACAGAAAACTTGTCATACAAGTCCTGGAATGCCGATGGAATTCTCTTGTTGAACTCCGAAAGAACTGCAAACATCAAACTTCTCACCTTTGGATGCGCACCAGCATCACAACGAAGCTTGAATACATTTCTCCACTGAGTTATATTCGTGGACATTACCATAGTAGTGGCAAGACCAAGTGGAAGAACATCCCTTGCATGCTGTGGAGCAACCCCTGACTCAAGAAGCTTGAGATATGAACTGTATGAGTTCTTATATGAAGCAATAACGATATCTTTCTGCACGTCGCTAAGACCGTAAGGCATTATAAAATCCGCACCCTTCTTTCCCATGTTCACATATCTTGTAGACTCCTGTGTGAACGCGGTATGTCTATGGCGTATTATTTCGTTCGCTATTGCGCGGTCTGTCAAAATCTCTATGCTGAACACCTTGTGTTCAAACGTAGAGGTGTGTTGAGGATGAGTTAGGTCCGATGGATGAAGAAGACGAAGAAACAGCTTATTGTCCCTTTCGTTTTTCTCTTCATCGGTCTTTCCCATGTTTTCTGAACGATATGCAACCCTTGTCGCATACGCTATCGCCTTTCGGCAATAATCCCAATACGATTCAGGGTCAAGAATCGTAACTTTCTGCTCAACTATGTTTATTTCAGACATTGTTCTTGCTTTCCTTATTTTCTTGTTCGTCTTTGTTCAAATCTTCAATGCTCATGAATTCTGTATCTGCTGAAATTCCTATTCCATCGTCAGAAGGGTTGTCTCTTTCATTTATTATAAAAGCTTTTATTCTTTCCGCGATGTCTCTAAGAATCTCGCAATCTTTTCTCATCATTCCTAATTGCTTGTTGTATGCATGGAGCATGAGTTCCGACACAGTAAGGGAATAACCAGACTCGAACGAACCGGCTTTTGCATGAATCATTTTTGCGACGTTCCATGAATCATGAAGATACCTTACAGTATTTTTAAGTTCCGCATTGCTTTCTCCGAACGCATAATTCACGAAACCGGTATCGTTTCCGTTTGCGTCTTCGTAATTGCCTGTGAATATGTATTTCTCAACACAATCTATTCCGTGAAAAATGTTGTCTACGACCTTTAGGCATTCGTCATAGTTCTTGAGAATATAGAATAATGTCAAATGCAAGTAACAGAAACTAAAATATCCTGCAAATCCTTTTCTTTTTGAATAGAGTATCGTCATCGCATCATCTATCTTTTTCACCATCTCGTCTTCGTTTTGAGCAGCGGTGACATATGTATCCGTAATAACCTCTCGAAATATCTGACCTCCATTTATCGGTTTGAAATCAAAACCTCTAGTGTAGTCTATTTGAGACGGTATATTGAATTTTGGAATGACTGTATTGTTTTTGTCTTCCGAATGAATTTCTGTCTGCATATCGGCTTGATTCTGTTCTTGTGTTTCCATGATTAAATCCCATTTTTCCAGTCTATGAACATGCTTGTACGTGGAATTTTCTTTAACAGATACCAGTAATGCTGCTGCTTGTCTGTAATCCTAGAATAACCAATCTGCAATTTGACAAGTCCCTTCACGACCTTCAGGTCATAGCATTTCATCAAAGCCTTTTCCACTCCAACATTTGTATAAACATCGTCAAACGTAGGGTCGTACAGATGTTCGGAATAAAGCTCTACACTTTTTGCAGTAAGTATGTTCTTGAGTATCCTGAAGAAAAGGTCGTTGCCCTCATTCTTCCTTGCCTGTGCAGATTTTTTCTTGACAGGCTGAACTGATGTCGTTTTTCTTGCAGCCATTTTTTTTAGTGAGCTATTATTGAGCTAAGCATCTTTCCTTCTATAAACTCGTCTGAATATTCAATTCTTGTGACATCGCAATCTAAAACTTCGCTTTTGTAGCCTCCGTCAGTGAGAACTTCTCCTTCATCTCCGCATATTGAAAGTAAATCACTTAATGTAGTACTGTTTTTCAATCCATATATTTCAATCTTTGGATTCTTTTCAATTCCAAATACTTTGTTTTTTGCGTATGGTATAACAAGATTATTCATATACATGACCGCAAACTCGAAATAATAGAACAACATCGGCATGTTTATTGAAGATTCCATGAAAAACGTCTGTTCATCTTCATCTGTGGCATCTATGCAAACGAAATTCCCTACACGCCTACAATCATTTGCACTTATTAAAGAATCGATTATGCTCAATGCAATTTCCTCTCCATGTTCAATCTGTGAAATGACATTTGTCTTTGCATTGTAAGATTTCTTCGATTCCTTTTCTATCCCATATCCAGATGAAAGATATTCTGTCATCGGATTCGCAAAAGAATTGTGAAGATGAACAGTGTCGACTGCATGCTTTGTTATGTCATTGTAATAATCAAGAAAGCTTCGTCCAGTACGTTCCATGAACTTCTTTTCTGAATTGTTCAGAGAAATCAGGAATTTCTGTACGCTTCTGCTTGAGTTGAAAAACCTTATTCTCTTCTGGAAGAAATCATCAAACAAATCGAAAAGTCCGCTAAAACCGTTCTCTGTTTTTAGGCAATATGTTTTCGATGCATATGTTGGTTTCCCATGAGACGTAGATGTAAGAACGTCAAACCTGAGAAGGTTTCCCCCACAGCTGTCTATGTTCAGCACCAAATCGCCTGACAGTCGAACATTGTCTCCGAAAATGTTTCCGAAATGCTCTTTTTCTATGCTATTATCCATCTGATTAAATCGTTTCTTCAATCAGTAAACATTATAGCACAAAGCTGAGAAAAAATCAAACAGGAGGCGATGTCGGAGCACCCATATTTCCGATATGCATATGCCCCAAAAAGCTCTTTCCTCCGATATTCGCGTCGCCTGCTACAGTTTCACTTGAATTGATTGTCGTTGCGGCGTTTATAGTTGTGGCGGAATCTATCAAAGTCGTTCCTGTTATATGGTATTTTCCATCTAGCAGATTGTCAGGAGCAGTTCTCGAAGTCGACGTACCAGCCTGTTCAACTATGCTTGTACCGGCTTTTGTGTTGATGTTCACACCTGCTTCAATGTTTATGTTATTGTCCGCCTTTACGTTTATGTCGTGCTTTGCATATACGTTTATATCATGAAAGGCGTCTATGTAGACATCATTTTCTGCGTGACCACTCAAATCGTGCGATGCGAACGCACTTATGTTTTCCGAACTTACAGTGACGGTATGAGTAGGCTTGTACATTTCTATATACATTCCATCCCAATACATAGTGACTGAATCGGTATCGAACAATGTCTTCTGCTGATGGTATGTCTTATCAACTTTTAATGATTTCGCATCAGTAGTCTGTCCGAACATTATTGGTCTTGTAATGTCGCCAGATTCGAAGAATACCCATACGCTTGCGCTAAGGTCTGGGCACTGGAATGTTCCGTTCTTTTCATATCCTCCGCAAAACAATGGCTGACTTGGTTCTGCCCAAGGGAGTCTCTTGCCATTGTCCTCTGCAAATTTTTCGTCATAGACTCCGTAGACGTATACCTTGCATCTGCCACGCTCTCCTGGGTCTTCGTTGTCAAGAACTGTTCCGCGATAAAATCCAAAATATTCGTTATTGCGAACCTTAAGGGTGTCACTCATCGAATACGGTATGGAAGAAAATTCCATCATTGTCAATTTCTTCTCCTCTTCTTTTTACGACGTTGTATATCAACAACCCTTGCACCACAAAGAAACGGAATTTGCAATTGTTCCCTGACTTTAGAATAGTCTATTTCATGATAATCGTCATTTTTGTTACCTTTGTCTGAAACTGAAGCGTCATTAACTCCAATTCCTGCCACTTGTGGTTGTCCTGATTGAATTGCACTTCCAACGGAAAATCCACCCCCCATAGCGTCTTCTACTATAGTTTCAGTCTCTACACTGAAATCTTCAATCTTCCCGTCATCCGTAACGCATCGTACAATCTTATCATGTTCTCCAAGACAACCTTCTATGAATTGATATTTGAAATCTGTCAACGGCTGTCCGTCATAGTCTCCTATTGCATATATATCTCTTCGCTTAAGAACGGTGAGACCTGTATTTGGAATTTTTCTGTCTATTTCATAAGACAATTCTATATCCTTTTTCTTGTCGTCGATTGCTTCAAACATGTTCAGTTTTCCCATTATTCTAGGAAGATTGTATCTGTTCCTACGATTTATGGAATCATGATATGCCCTCAGCTCTTTTTTGAAGTTCTGATGACGTTTGTTGACATCGCAGCTTCCCATAAAATTAACAAATTCTCTAATTGCTTTTATTTAGAGAGTACTGTCGAATGTATCAACGTGTATAAAACTGGCTCGTCGTCAATCAGAAACAGCATTCTTTCTCCATCTTTATTTGGAATGTACATATCGACTTTATGTTCATTCCAATCATACGCTTCCAAGCGCAATATTGTGGAAAAATATGTTCCTATAGGCGTTCTCTGCGAATTGTTTTTAACATCGGCAGACGTTATTATGTCGCAATATATTCCACTATTGTCAGGAAAAGAATACAGAGAAACGAAAATTGTTATTAGAATCTTCATCCAACAGTCTGGTGGATTATTATCAAAAACATTCTCGTCCATTGAAACATCATCTGACAACAGATTCATTTCCTTTAACCTTTTTGCTATTGACATATAGTTGCTAAAATCGGAAAAGAAATCATCTGAGGTATCATCGTCAGCAAATGTCGCTATAACTATAATTTTTAATGCTGAAAACAATGTTTCTCTTAAATTTTTGTTTACGAAATTTTCCGTTACTTGTTTTTGCGTAATGTCAGAAATGCTCGAAAGTTCCTCCTCTTTTTTTTGAGAAGGAACTTTAAGCAACAAGGTCGTCTTTTTAGGAGACTGTTCTATTCCTTTTCTGACGCCCATGCCATGTATCACATTTCACCCATATATGGAGGAATCTGAGGAATTGAATCCTTATTGATTCCAACCATGCAATCCGTAGATATGAGAAGAGCAGCAACAGAAATCGCATTCGTGACGGCAGAAAGTGTTACGTTCGCCGGGTCGATGACTCCATCAGCGACAAGATTGTCACTCTTATTCCACGTACCGACATTGTAACCAAAATGCTTCTTTGAAACATCAATTCCGTTTTTCATATCGGAAATATATGTCTCTACCACAGATTTTGCCTCGGTTGTGTTCTTGTAGCCAGCATTGTCAAGAATCTTGTAGAACGGAGACTGCAATGCTCTACCTACAATGATGTCGCCGAAATTTTCCGATGTTATATCAGTTCTTTTTGAATCGAAAAACTCATTTTCGTAGCCTGTCATCTTAAGACCAATCTTTAATAGAGTGATTCCTGCTCCTGCAACTATTCCACCGGAAATTGCTTCCCTTGTGGCGCATATCGCGTCATCTATTCTATCTCTCTTCTCATGAATAATTGAACGTGTCTCTCCACCAACCTTGACCACGCCAATTCCTCCGACAAGACGGGCAAGACGCTCACGACAGTTGTGACGCTTGTAATCGTCTATGCTATCATCGGACATTTGAGTCTGCAATTCCTTTACACGGGCGTTGAAAATTTCTTCATTCGCATATCCATCGATAAATGTAGTTGTCGTAGGTGTAATCTCCACCTTCTTCACATGACCAAGATGCTCAAGTTTCACGTCCTGCAATTTGATACCAAGGTCTGAGCTGATAAGTGTTCCTCCTGTTGCGATTGCGGCGTCCGTAAGCTTTTCCTTCTTGATTTCCTTCAATACGCCAGGAGCCTTTACTGCGCAAAGCTTCATGTTAGCCTGTAGCTTGTTTACGACCAGCGTGGAAATAACATCCACTTCAAAATCCTCTGCAACAACTACAAACGGTGCTCTCTGCTTTGTAACAACCTGCTGCATTATAGGGAAAAGCTCGTTTACGTTCGAAATCTTATCAGCATAAAACAATATATATGCATTCTCGAACGTTGTCATTATCTTTCCTTCAGGATTCGGAGTTGCGAAATAAGCACTAGTAAATCCGCTGTCAAGACGCATTCCTTTAGTGATTGTATGTGTCGTTTTTAAGTTGTTTCCCTCTTCCACTACGACAATTCCATCCTTGCCTGTTTCCTTGACTATCTCCGCAACCATTTTTCCGATTTCCTCGTCGCCATTGGAAGAAATCTTCGCGACGTTCTCTATTGATTCATCGTCATCAATTTCGATTACGCTTTTGCGAATTTCCTCCTTTGCCTTTTCAAGAGACTTTTCCATTTCCCTCTTGACAGTCATAGGCTCAAACTTATACTTCTCAACCATCTCTACAGCATTCTTATACATCTCGGATGCGATAAGCGTGGCTGTTGTCGTGCCATCTCCACATGAGCTGTTTGTCTTCGACGCCACCTCAATGAGCATTTGAGAACCCATGTTCTCAAAATTGTTGTCAAGTCTTATAGACCTTGCAACGGAAACTCCGTCCTTTGTAACAATCGGAGGCATTCCATTTGGCTGTTCAATCATTACGTTTCGACCACCAGGACCAAGTGTCGAAGTTACCGCATCTGCTACCTGCTGTACACCACCAAGTATTTGCTTTCTCGTGGTGTTTTTCGATATTATCGTATTTGTTATCATAAATCAGTTATTCTCCTTTGTAATTGAATCTTCCCTAAGCTCCGCAAGAACATCGTTTTCCGGTATGATGAACAACTTCTCTCCACTATCTTTATCCACTATGACGTTGTTTGAGTTTTCATCCTCCATGCAAATGCAATACATCTTCTTTCCGACATATGCCATAATGTTCTCAGGGGCGTTGTCGTATGCATCCCTTATTTCAAAAAGACGGATTCTCGTCTTGTTGTTTTTCACTTCATTGCGTTTCGCATGCGAATCTACAGTAAGGAAACGAATCCCCTGAAACTCCGACATGTCGCTTTCTATGCTATGAAGCTCACCGACCGCAACCGCAGTCAAAAAGCCCTTTAACGGTACTATCTTCGCCATGTCTTAAATTATATCAAAAAAGGCGGAGTTTTGCAACTCCGCCAGCAACAAAGGAACAATGTAAAACAACCTTGTCTGGAAAACTATTTTTAAAGACCAGCCTTTACTTTGAGGTAATCGTAGATTTCCTTGTCGTATGTAGGATTGTCTCCACCGGATTTTAGCACAGTCCCTCCGGAAACTGACTTGTAGCCTCCGATGAACCCATGCACAGCAGCCTCGATAAGCTCCTTGTACTGACGTGCCTTTGGATAGCGAACGTCGAATACATAATCGATACCGTTGCATGCAATTGAGAATCCTGACAGAATGAGCTGCCCTTGACCATCGTCGACTTTTCCGTCTGCCACAAGCTTTGAGACATATTCCTTGGCTATTGGCGTCCATACTTCGGTGAAAGTCTGGTTCGTCTGAGGAACCGCAACCTCAACCTTGTCCATGATTTCGACGATGACAGCTTTGGACTGCTCGTCAATCTTCGTCATGTTGACAACCATTGCCGCAGATGTGCCTGCGAGTCTCGATACGGACTCAATCTTGTCGGCAGTTGGTACTGACTTGCAGCCAGCAATCGCACAGAGTCCTACGAGCGCAATGACTGCCATCGACTTCATTCCTGAAAACACTTTAGACATTCCTTCTTTTATTGTTTCTGCAAATACGTTCTTTTCCTCACAAGGCTGTTTCTGCTCAGCTCCGCCGTTTCCACAACAGTGCTTGTCAGAATCACACTTCGCTTTGTCGCTATTCTTTTCGTTGTTCATTTTTGTTTGTTCCTTTGATTTAAAGTATATTCTTTAGAAAATATCATATTACCACAATCATAACATATTCTATACCCATTTGCAAACATGTTTTCCTTTTCCGTTTTCGATTGGTCGAAATTTTCTAGGATATTCCCAAGTTTGTGCTTTTGAAATTGCAATCGAGAAAATCTATCGTTTCCTTTTGTATATGTATAATTCTGAGGACTATTTCCAAGGTAATCAAATCCCAAAGATTTATACAAAGTGCCATTGCTCCATCGCCTATCTGCATAACTTATCAATGATGATGGATTAAACTTTTTCTCAAAATATGCTAAAAGCTTGCCAGCTCCTCCAATAACTTGTGTTCCTAAAACAGACGCATATCTCAAAAGTTCATATTCATATTTTTTATTGAATCTTGGTTTCCCAAATGTCATAACAGCAACAAGTTCACCATTATATTCAAGTCCAATAGAAACTTTTGAATTGACACTTCCTTGTAGATGATTTTTATCCAAAAATATTTTCATTTCGGAATATTTTAATTCTTTTATAACGCATTTTCTAGCAAATATTTTTCTATTTGGGGTTCCAATTATTGACAAAATACGAGATTTTACAATATCTTTTTTATTATCCCATTCATCTTCATTTATATGAATAAGTTTCCATCCAATACTTTCAAAATAATCGGTTTTTATGATTTGCTTGTCTTTTGCTTCTTCTGAATCTTCTGAAAATGAATGAAAAAATATACCGTCAAATTCTATTCCAAGTTTCTTTTCTGGAATTAAAATGTCTATTTCTCTACCAGGTACTATTCGCCTATTCATAGGACTTCTGTGCAGTACCTCGTAAACGCAATGGCTTTTTATAAAATTTAAAACTTCTGTCTCCTTTACAGAAAACCCTATTGAGATATTCGGATGACATTCCCAACACCTTGCAGGAGCACCATATCTACGCAACGTATTTTCATCTAAAAGGCTTTCAAATTCATGATTATGTCCATTTTCGATGCATTTCCATCGAAACACTGTTTGTTTTGGATTTTCACAATTTATAAAATCTTCTAGTGAAAACAATGGTATAACTTTTTTGTTTGCAGCAATATCGTTATATCTTTGTGTCCGAAAAGTTATTCTTTGCTTTTCTTTTATAGAATCTACGAGAAATACATTTTCCACCCCAAATCGTTTCTTTATTGTTTCATAATTCTTTTTTCTTATTTCTTCACTCGCCCACTGATGTTCCGTTCCAAAATGATTACGACACGTTTCACGGCATTTTTTTACCAATTCAGGACATTGTTGTGTATATTCATGTCCATATTTCTCAATCATGGTTTTGCCGCGTTTTTCATTTATCCAATCAAGTTGAAAAGGATTTTCCACTCCTTGCATTTTACACCATTCATCGCGTTTCTGTTTTCCTTCATTTGAAGAAAGAAAACATGTAGAGCCATAACGTTTTAATGTAGTTGCTTCTATCTTTTTCCGTCTCTCTTCAGATTTTGCTGCACATTTTGGAGAACAATGGCTATACCATCCCTTTTCGAAACTTATAACATTTTTACCAATAAGTGTATTGTTACAATGTGGATTTTTACATTTTGGAAATTCTTGAATATTATTGATAATCCAATATAATCTTGTAGCCATTGTATAATGACTATCGAGATGAGACGTTTCGGTCATTACAAAATCATATAAAAATTTATTCTTTTTAGATTTTTTAGATATGACAGCAGAAAAAGAATCTGGGTGTTCTTTTACTATTTGCTTAAGTTTTTCTATAAGTTCTTTTTTATTATTCATAATAAAAGTCCCTGCTCGGCCACTACTCCAAGCAAGGACTAAATTCAAATAGAACTTAAATCCGAAATCAAAGTAGTGGACGATTTCTATTCTTTATTTAGTCTTTTCATATTTTTATTTTATTCCAATCTATTATTACATCAAGTTCCATGTCACCAGTAACACTATCAGTGTCTCCTGAAATTGTTATGTTATAGTCTTCAGGAATGTTATACGTATTTCTGAAATAATCATTCAAGAAAACCGCAGTCGAACGATTAGCAAATTGTCCAGTAAGAGTTATCGCCTCGGCAAGGCGAACATCGTAAATTGGACTGAATGTCGTTCCAAGAGTTCCATATGCAGAGTTAATCAGAATTTTCAATGCATATTGCGTAACGTCATATACTTCAGCAGAAATTTCAAGTTCCTTAATTCTTTCAGCATTTTTTTGGTCTTTGTGGTCTATAACATGAAGTTCCTCATTGCATTGTGCAAGAAGTTCTTTAAAACTTTTTCTCATCATAAAAAAATTCTCGCACCATTTGGCGAAAATGCCTTGACGAATTTCATGCTTGTAGAATACTGCATTGTTTTTAGCTAAAATGCATACTTTATCAAACAATTCTTTATAGGCATCTTCTGTTAAATCTTGAGTTTCACCATTTGTATATTTCAATGTATACGGAAATTTATCTTTGTCAATTTCCGTATCATTAACAGTCAGCATTCCAACAAGAGTTTCAGGTGATAAATTCAATACTCGTGCAGTCGAAGGATACAAACTATTAAAATCGATACCAGTAATCCCCTGTTTGTAAAGTCCGGCTTGTGTCGGAAACACAAAAGCTCCTGTATACTGGTCTGCATCAATTCCTCTCTTCGAAGAATTAGAATATGTAAGGAACACCTTGTTGTACATGTTCCTTGCGAAAATGTCCAACGACGACACCACATATGAAATAGTTCCATATATTTCTTCCATAGGTGCGCATCCAAATGAGGTAATCTTTCTAGCAGACGCAATCAGCTTCAGTTTTTCGTCAAGCTTAACTACAAGATTAACGTCTTGAACGTTATATTCCCAAAACCTCTGAAAATTGCTCTTGTAGAAGTCAAGCATTGAACCATCATAATGAATCTTCGCGTCGTCTATCTCAGTCATTGCAACATTGTTCAAACTATACCCACCGTCAAGAGCCTGCTTGACTCCAAACTTGTCTCTGTACAGAAACAGCAAATCAATATTCGCAATTCCCTTTACGGTTGCATATTTTTTTCCATAGTTCTTTTTGTCTTCGATGTTTGTCCTGTATTTACCGACAGGCGAGTATCTTCTCGTTTCCGCTTTTCCTAGAACATTCTGTAATCTGTTGATAATATAAATCAAATCGAAAAATTTATTATTATATCCTGCAAGTACATCCGGATAATTCTGCGTATGCCAATCGAGATAATCATGCAATAAATCCTCTTCTCTGTCGAATTTACGCAGTTCTACCGACAAATCGGTTATAGTGTTCTTTATTTCGGTACTCAATGCCCACGAATGGAATTTCTTGTCCTTTGTATCATAGACTGTTATGAGATTGATTGGATACTTTGCGAATTCCGGCTCAGGAAACTCATTCTCGATAGCAACTTCAATATCGTAGAAATGAATTCGTATGTCCTGTTGGTTGAAATTCTCATCTTTGTTCTTGCCAAACACGTATTTTCCGAATGTCGATGTCAAGAACTCCTTTTCTGGATTGTAGCATGCGAGAATCTTCTTGTCTGTCTTTTCCAATGCACGTTCCATGCTCTCGCACCAGTCTTTTCTGTCATTCGTGTCGTCGAAATACTTCGTGTCAACGTATCTTCCGTAAAGACCCTTTTCCTTCGTCCTATTGCCGACTTCATACTTTACGCTAGGACAAAATGGAATCTTGAATGTCTTCGGATTGCCATTTAGGTCATATCCGAAAAGAACGATATGTCCTGTTTCCTTTCCTCCGCCAATGGTTCTTCCGTATCCTGGAAGCCAGCATACGTTCCTGTATCCATGTCCTATTTTCGACAAATCCGTCTTTCCATATGGATTTGTTGAATAAACGTTCATTCTAAAACTCCTGTAAAATTGTATTTTAGCCAACTGTTGTCGCTAAATATAATATCAGGTTTTCCAAACATCTCGTCAACGGCGACTTTGACTCCCATTACATGTTCTATCTTATCCGTATAATCATGCCCTGAAAACGCTATTCTTGGTTTGATGATATCAATTGCCGTCCTTATGTCTTTCTTTACTGCCTCATATGTATGCATCGCGTCTATGTAGATGCAGTCTATCTCTCCTGCAAAGCAGCCATACAAATCGCTTTTCGAGAATTCTTGCAAAGTTCCACGAAACTTGAACACGTTTCCGAATTTGTTCTTTTTTTGGTCAAACTGATGCTCTACCAAAAGCATCTTGGAATAGCTGTTGAATTCATGCTCACTCTTTATGTCTGACCATGTATCTACGCATATTATCGTCTTGAAAAACCCTGTCGAGTTGAATATTTCCATAGATTCGCCTGCAAAACTCCCTACTTCGAGAAGACACAGGTTGTCCATCCCGTATGCGAGAGATAACTCAAGCAAACCTCGTTTCTGTAGATAGTCTTCTCTCATCATGAAAGCCAGAATATCGAATAGTCCATCTCAAACTTTTTGCTGACGAGCCACCCTGTCTGACATGCTGGAGAGTGGCGTCCGGCCGCATGGTCGAACGCTGTCGTAGATGACAAGCATCCAGTCATTTCAATTCCATTGTTAAGGAATGGTGTATGATAATGACCCATAACAATTCTATTAAAATGGCAATCCTCGTCCATGTTCATGCGAATAAGTGCCTCCGCTCCGAGCTTTCTATTCATCCCATAATACGGTATGCCGGCAAAACCTCCGCGAATTGAATTTCCGTGAGTAATGAGATATTGCAATCCCTCTACCTTTATGACATGCTGAATCTCGGGATATACATTAAACTCTACGGTAGGATTGTCCCTAAGAAGAATCTTTGCCATCGTTCCAACGATGTAATTATATGAATTCGTGCCAGGTGCGAACTCAATCTTCTTTGTAGTCCTGCTGTGGTTATCCGCCACGATATATTCGACCCTGACCTTCTTGAACGAAGAGGATAGCTCGTTTACCATCTTCGAAATGAGCATTGCCGCCTTTACGCACTGTTCAGGAGCTGGAAATTCATTCGTCCTTCTAAGTTCATCATGAATTTCGCCTGAAATCATATCGCCTGTCGCAATCACTACAAGCTCGTCCACCTTATACATGGAGCGATGCATCTTCGTCCATGAAAGAACCTTGTTCGTAAGCGTCTTGACCCTTTCGCATGCAATATTGTAGTTGAAGCGATTGAATCCCCCGATGTTGTCCACTTCTCCAATGTGCCAATCTGAAATATGAAGAACCTCTGTAGCTTCATGGTTCTTTTTGAAGGAATTGTCACCTCTCCATTTCTCGTTCTTGAACCTCAATGACGGTGCGACGCTTGCAATGCTCTCCTCAAGCCTTTCGATGAACAGCTCATCCGAACCGACTGAAACGTTCCTTTTCTCAAGCTGCTTCTTTAGACGTTGCACCTCTTCCTTTAGTGCGGCTTCCTTATTTGTCGGAACTGACGATGTTTCTTTTGAATTTTCGTTGTTTTTAGTATTTTTGATGCTCATATTGGTAGATTTATTTGTTTCTTTGCCTTTTCCGTCTTTTGCCGATGTAAACTGTGTGTCGGTGACAAATTCGAGAAGAAAATCAGTAAGCTTGTTTTTTGATGACATCTTTTTTATCGCACCGAACAGTGTTTCCGGAGACGACGGTGAAACCCCATCAATTGAGTTGAAACCCTTGACCATCCTATGAATGAAAGACATCGACATGTATTTTGCCACAGGTTTCGCCTGTGACAGAACCTTCTCAATCTGCTTTGCCGAAAACCATCTGTTCACATAGTTGTTGTCTATAGTTAAACCAAAAAGCCTCAGAAGAGAACGTAACGTCTTTGTCTTGTTTACGTTTCCGCATTTTATGAAATCCGATATGAAATCCGTTCCGAAGAAATCATCGAGTCCAGCACAGTCGATTCCATCAAGATTGAGATATCCGTCAATGTTTTTTCCGATTGTCTCTATGGCATTTTCGCAGAAGTTGAAGTATTCCATGTCTCTATACGCTTTTTTCTTGTAGCTGCAATAAATGATACCACAAAACAGTTTCCATGTCAAGCGGTCATCCAATAAATTTGTATCTTCTCTTCATACAATGTCTATCCTAAATATAACCATAATCAAAGAACATCCATAGGAAAACATGGAAAAGAACAAGAAAAAGGCGAAGCTAAAATCAAAGGTTTCGACCATCAAGAAGCTTATCGCGATGGACCCATTCCATCCAGGCTCTCTCACCCCCCAACAGTATACGAAAAGCAACGGAAAGAAGTCGAAAAAGTATTACACATGGCAAAGTTCGTTCCAGGGCAAGAAAAAGTCGGTAAGGATTCCTGACGACCAGGTTGCCGAGATTCAGAAGCTTATCGACAATGCAAAACGACGCTCAAAGACAGAAGAGAAAAAAGACGCCTCAATACTGAAGTCCTACAACAAGGCACTCAAGGAGCTTATGGACACCAACGCCAGAATCCGCAGGGCGAACGGCGAGGAGGCGTTCAAGTCGTCGAGTTCCGGAACTTCTAAATAATCCTGTACGCTGAAAGGAAAGAGGATATATAGCAATGATGCAGGATAAGATAAAAAGCAACCGTAACGCTGTTCTTTCGGCGATAGACTCTTCGACGCATATCGACGAGAATGACAAGATACTTTTCAGGGACTTGATTAACAATGCGGCGGACGGAACAAACGGACTCAGCCAGGAGGAGAAACTTCAAAACGTAAGCGAAACCGTGTTCAGTCTTGTTATGCTCAAGATTCTTGACAAGTGCTCAGCTCCAAAGGAAAACAAGAAATATTCGCTTTACCGCATGGTTACTGAATGCAAATGGGCGATATGCGTACTGGGAGGAATAATCTCAGCCGCGCTCATACTTAGACCTGAGCTTTCGTCTTTGATTACGGCATTGTTCAACTGATGAACCAAAACAAGGTCATCCGAGGGCTACGGCATTTCTTGCCGCAGCCCTTATCTTTTTAGGTATTCGTCCAAAGTCTATAAGCCTTGTGTTCCTGTTGAACTTCTCAAGCGCAACCGCATCCCTCTCAAGGCTTTCGTTCAGGAAATCTAGGTTCGACACATATTTCTTTAATGCGGTCTTGTAAGCGACTTTTGGGAACACCTGAGTTATATTGTCGGAAACGTCACCTGTGAGAATTTTTGCTATGAGATATGTTTCAGGAGTCACGTTTATAAGGTTCGGATACGGCTGCTCTATGACAACCGGCTTGTTTTCGAGAGTCATTTGCGTAACGTTCGGAATCTGTAGATAGTCCTTGTCACTTGCAACTAGAAACTTGTTGAAGTTCGCATTCTCCTCATCCATGAAAACAGTCGCTATTATGTCGTCAGCCTCGCATCTGTCAGCAGACACTATCCGAATTCCATACTTTCTTTCAAACTCTCCGTTGTTTCTAAGAATCTTTATGCACTTGGCGAACACCTTGAACACGTCAAATGGCTTCTTGTCTCGAACGGCCTTTCTCTGTCCCTTGTATTCAGGATATACGCTGTACCTCCACGACCTTGATTCAGGACCGTGCTCTGGGTCGAGAACGAACAAAATGTCTCCGTATGTGTCAGACATCATGTCGGTATTGTATGCGTCTAGCATCTTCTTTATTCTAAAGATTGCGTCAATTAGCTTCCCTTTCAACGTATCTACAAAATCAGGATACCTGGTTATGTCAACCTGCTCGAAATTTTCGTCGGTCATGTCGACATCCTCGATACAGTCAGAAAACGGAGATTCCGAAGTCCATTTGTTGACTGCCGAAAAAAGGCAATAGTATATGACATACGAGCCGTCTACGCATGCCAACGTGTTCATTCTGTCTAAGTTTGATTCAAGGTGTATGGTCTGTCCCATGCACCGTATTATATCACAAAACAGCTTTCAGTTCAACTTCTCTGCTGCCGTCTGCGACCGGCCTTTACGGAATCCCATACTTCTTTCATGAAGTTGACGGCCTTGTATGCGACATTTTCATCATTTCCGTCTAGTGGATTTTTTAAAGTCAACGCTATCTTTGGAAGCCCAAGTTGCCCAAGAATTTCATTCAGTCCATCCTGAAGCTCTATTAGGCGTATATTCACGGATTTGACTATTTCTGAAAGATATCTTCCCCTGTCCTCGCCGGAAAACGCTCCGTTTCCATATGTGTCGATGAACTTCTTATATTCGGAACATAGATAAAGAAGCTTGTCGACAGCCTCCATGAACTTGGAACCGTCAGAAAAGCACACGTCACTGTCGTTTGTGAAATTCTCTCCGTTGTTGCAGTAGTTGACGTATGCGTTCAGTATTGCATCCTTTATCATCCATATGAAACTTGGATGTATCTGCTGGAAATCTCCGTCCTTGTCGTCCGCCTTTGATATGTCGTATCCTGCTCTTTTAAAAGTGTCATATAGGGTTCCGCCTGCAAATTTCCCCTTGTCGTCATATTCTATTTCGGGTGAATGAAGCTTGAACGGATGCTCTGCTATCGTGGAGATAAGCTTTCCTATGTTTGAAACAGGCTCTATTCCGTATGCCTCCATTGAATCCATGCTTGGAGAGTACATTCCGTTCTCAATCATGAACTTTAGCGTCGATACCAAATCATTCTCGAACACATATTTCGTGAAATTGGACGTATTTCCGAGAGTATATCCGTCTCTAAGTATTGAAGATAGTAGAACGAGCGCGTCAAGGTCCAGGTCGTGGTCATACTTCTTCGCTTTCTTCACTTCACCATCTCTCGTTAGAACAAACGTCAATATGTCATCACATCCGCTTGGCGTGTTAAACTTTGCGTCGAACATGTTCCTTGAATTGTTTCCGCACTGCCTGAACACTTCCGTCAAAACCCTAGCCATCTTCTCTCCGGTCGACTCGTCCTTGCTTCTCTTGTCTGAAGCAACTGCTAGTGCCGCCGCGATAAACGGAATGTTGTCGTATACCTTTCCAAAAGCCTGCACTCCGTTGAACAGCGAGAATGGATTGAGTTTTCTCGTTTTCGCGAGTTCCACCGCCTTATCATATTTCTTCCTCTTTATGAGTTCAAGAACCTCGTCGTTTCTGATTTTTGCAATCTGTGCAGATTCATTCATTGCAGAATATCTGCCAATCCTTCTTTCAAGCTCTGCGTCGACGGATGATTTGTAAGAAAAAGAAGATTCGCCCAATGACGAGAACATGTGCCTCCCTATGACCTTCGAGATGCTAGCCATTTGACGACACTCCGCCTTTTGAAGTGACCTTAGAAAAATCTGTATGTCCTATCTCGACCCTTTGATAGGTAATTCTGAACGAATGCGACATCGGAGACGGCTTGTCGATGTACGTGACATGGAATTCGTTTAGGTATTTCAACGTACATCCGTAGTACATGATGTGCATGACATCCTGCAAATATGGACTGAGAAGATGAACGTGGATTGGTATTATCCACCATGCATACGGATTGTCGTTCTCGATAACCTTGTCGTATGGCGTAGGATTGTCTATTGACTGGTAGCAGTTCGCCCACTGGTAAAGGGAAAGATATGATTCCCAGTTTTCGTCAACCAGGTACTTGAACTCCGTCTCTTTTCCATTCGCGTTGAATATCCTGTTCGGAACCGAAACTTCAACGCCTTTGTACGGAAGTGTCGTATGTCCAACCTCAATCCTCGGTATCGTAAAGTCTTGCAACTGAACGGTAAAGTCCTTGAAATCCTTCGATATTATGCTTAAAGGTATGTCTGCGTACCACTTGTTTACCGTCGCCGGATACTCCTTGTGGAGCATCATTTTCTCCGCGTCTGCCATTTTGCTAAAATCCCTTACTGAAAAAGTTTATCAACCCCATGCGCTGAAAACCCACCAAGTTGTTTGCGAAGCAAACAACTGTCATCTTCAGTGGGGGGATGAAAGCGCATGAAATTTTTTGTCTCATTTGTTATATTTAGCGCAACTTAAAATATTTCCGGCCTAAATAGATAACAGCGATGATAAAAGCGGTTAAATATAGATTGTATCCTACGGAAAGCCAAAAGGTTTTGCTTGCAAAACATTTTGGCGTTTCGAGGTACATCTACAATTGGACGCTCGACTGGAAGACGAAGAACTATGCTGCCACGCAGCATAACGCAACTGGATGAAAATCGCGGTCTGCGACGACTTCAAGAAATTGAAATCAGAGCATGAATGGATTCGCGAGGTAAACTCGCAATCCATTCAAGCCTCAATCAAGTGTGTTGATGTGGCTTTCAAGAACTTCTTCGAGCATCGCGCAAACTTTCCGAAGTTCCATTCGAAGCATGGCAAGCAGTCGTTCAAAGTACCGCAGCACTTTGAATTCGACTTCAAGAACTCGAAGCTCCATCTTCCGAAATTCAAGGACGGAATAAAAGTCATTATTCATCGCCACTTGCCGAGCGGAAAGCTTGGTCAAGCCACGATTTCGAAGGACTGCGCTGGAAGGTACTTCGTTTCGGTTCTCGTCCATACGGACGAGTCCGAACCGAACATGCCGCTCCCTTCGACAAACTCAATCGGCATCGACTTCGGCTTGAAGCATTTCCTGACCGTCTCCGACGGTCAAGTCTTCGACTCTCCGGAGCCGATGAAGAAGAACCTTGCTAAACTTCGCAAGTTGAATGAACGTCTGTCTCGCAAGAAGAAAGGCTCGAAGAACCGTGACAAGGCGCGGATGAAGCTTGCGAAGCTTCATCGTCGCATCGCCGAGTCAAGAAAAGATTTCCTCCACAAGCTCTCGACGCGATTGGTTCGCGAGAACCAAGCGGAAACAATCTGCATAGAGGACTTGAACATGGAAAGCATGAGGAAACTCTGGGGCAGAAAGGTCTCCGACCTTTCTTGGTCAGAGTTTGTAGCCATGCTCGAATACAAGTGCCGATGGTACGGCAAGTCCTTGGTGAAAATCGGAAGATTCGAGCCAAGCTCGCAAATCTGCTCCAAATGCGGACATAGGCAGAAGATGCCTCTCGACAGGCGCGTCTATGTTTGTCCGCACTGCGGACAGACAATAGACCGCGATTTGAACGCGGCTATCAATATTAAAAATTTCGGTACTAACCAGTACCAAGTACCGCAGGAACTGCGGGAACTCACGACTGAGGAGAGAAAGGCTCTGATGAAGGTAGGAACACGCTACGTTCCACGTAGCGAATCTGACGTTCATGAAACCGGTCTCGTCGAATCAGTAAAAAATCGCGGACGCGAGAACGCCACCGCGAAGCCGCGCCATCTTTAGTGGCGCGGTAGTTCACCCGCAGAGGAAGCCGGTTCCTATTGCCTCTTCCTTCTTTATCCTCTCAATGAGGTCGACTATCTCAGCCTTGCCCTCTTCGCCTATCGCCGCGTTCACGGTTATTCCGCCACCGAACGTGACTCCGCTGAACTTTGAACGTATCGTTCCGAGCCTGACCTTCGCATATGCTATCGCGAGCCTCTTTACGAAGTTGTTTCCGTAGAGAATCCTGTCTTCAGGTACGCATTCGCACTTGAACACGACTACCGTGTCCTTGAACTTTTCAGGCTGCAAGGCAGGGTTTGGTATTAGTACTAGCATCTGAGTCTGAGGATTGAAGTCGAACGTGAACTCGTGACCACAAAGCCGTCGAGCCATAGCGCAGAACTCGTAGGCGCACTGGTATGTGGTAAACCCCTCGAAGGACGAACCTCCAAAACTTCTTCCGAGGAACGGGTACGTTCCTGTTGCGAGCATGCAGTTCGAAAGTCCCCATAGTCCGTCCGCCCCGAACATTCCGAATGAGTCTTCTCCTCCTATCGTGTCGACGCATGCGACGTTGTAGTCAGACAGGTCTAGACCCTCCTCCTCTCCGCTGTCTTCGTCGCCCTTCTGATATGATGAAAGAGGCATTGTTATGTATTTCTCAGGAAGAGTAGCCCACTTCGTGTAAAGCTGTGTCGCATCGTCAATGCAGTCCTCAAGTTGTTCATCCGTAAGTTCTACTGTCTGCAACGGATACCCAAGAGTATCTACGATGTAATCCTTCAGCTGTGCTCTTGTCGTTATGCGCTGATTCGTGTAGGAAAGAGCCTTTCTCTCCCTCTTCGCGAGAGACTTCGAGTTCTTGCGGTCATAGCGGTCTTCTTCCGAATTTATTACCTCGGTTCTAGGCGTGTTCGGAATGTTCGAGCCTGACAGCTTGATGTCTTCTATGGTCGATGTTGAGTCGGACATTGCGGTTGAATCTCTTTGAACGAAAACTTTGCTATCTGACTACATATTTAGGGATTTTTCAAGGGTTTGGTGGTAGTTTGTTTTTTGGGTATATCCAATCTTACATTATCCAGCCAAATCCATAATTGTCCTCGATGTAGTCGTCGTTTGGGTCTGACACTGGCTGCCTGAAGTATCCGTCTGAGTACTTTCCGTCGAAGAACTTCTTCCTGAACCTGTCCGAAAACATGGATTGGTCTATCTGATAGGGATTTCTTCCCCAGTTTCCGCCTGTATCCTCCGTCTCCCTGTCGTAGACCATCTGAAGTATGAAGCTCGCCCTCGCCTCGTCTCCAAGCATCCTCCACTTCGCGGCAAGTTCAAGAGCTTCTTCGACTCCCATATTGATTCCATCCTTATGTTCGCTTTTATATGTCTCGATATCCTCTCCGAGTGGAAGCACCAATACAGGATATTTCTGCTTAGTGTCTTCATCTATGGCATACTCTACAGTAAAGTGTTTCTCTATGAGTTCTTGCGAAAGGATGAACAGTCCCCACACCAAGGCAAGTATATGGTCGTCATGATGTCCCTTCAACGCCTTGTAGGTTACATTTCCAGAACCTGAGCGTTTTTCGCAGAACGGAAGTTCCCTGTATAGGTCGTCATCCGGCAGTATGAATCCATATCTGTTAGACTGAACAAGATTCTGTAGATTGAGCATGGACTTTGATTTCGACTGGTTGTTCGAGTTTATGCCTGTGTGTCCTGCGGGTCTGTTATATTTGACTATGCTGTTGAGTTCGAATCTCAGCTTATCATTCTGCGTCCTAGAAAGATTCTTTAACGCCTCCAATACAGCAAGTCCGCATGCATTTGTCTCTATCATTATCTTTGGCTTGCCATACTTGTACCAAAGACGATATATGACATTTGCGAATTCTTCCGGTATGGTCTTCGTTGAATCGAATTTTGCTGCGAGCTTTATGCTGTCCGTATGGGTTATGTCGAGAATGTACATGACGGATGAATCTTGTCCGGTACCTTCTGCACAGTCTATGCCTGCGACGTATGTATGGTCTTCCTCGTATTCGAAATACCTTGTGTAAGTTAGCTTGTCGTCAGGATTCTTTGGATTCAGTGGAAGTATGGAAACGACCGCATCGGATTTCTCGGCGGATTCCTTGAGTTTGACTACACGGTCATCCGTTATTAGTTTATCAGTGCTTGACTGTGTGAAAATACATCCATATTCCTTGTCAAACGCTTCTTGAGAACCCAGTCTCTTTAATTCTCTTTGCTTCCACGCTTCATCTCTTCCTGGAACCTCCCACCAATTTATCTTATGGGCAATCCACACAGTGTCAGAACCTGACGTAGCCTCTTTCCATATTTCATGATACTTGTCACCGACTCCATTTGGAGTCGATACCACAAAAAGCTTCGCCTTTCCCTTACTCGATATGGTCGGTACGACTGATTCCCAAAACGACTCCTGTATCGACGGTCGAACAAAGGAGAATTCGTCAAGACATATTATGTCATTGGTTCCAGACCGTCCTGTTGAATCAGATGTAGCTTCAGCCTCTATTTTTACCCCATTGTCGAACGTTATTGATTGTTTATTCCATTCAACTATTCCTGGCTTCATCCAATTTGGAATCTGCTCATACGCATCCTTGATTTTTTTGAGAACGCCTTTTGCTGATTTTGCCTTGTTTGCTGCTATCAATATCGAGAAGTTCTTTTGGAATATAATCTGATAACAGAAATATATGCTATAACTGACGGACTTTCCAACTTGCCGTGGACTGCACACCACCACATTTGTATAGTCTTGAAACTTGTGTATAAGCTCAGATTGCTTTTTGTAGAGCTTGATTGGAACTATGTTTCCATTCCCATCTATGATTGTAAAGTAATGTTCAGCAAAGTAGTCGATTGAGTCAAAGCATCTTTTCAATTCCTGTGCCCTCCACGTCAAAGTTTTTTCATCGACAACATCTGTCGTATTTGCAAGTTTAAGCCCAGGCTGAGACCCCATGTAATCCTTTTTATCATTCATATTCAACCTCAAAATTATTTATTCAGCTTTCAAAAATTCTTTACATTCGTTTATAACTTTTTCTCTATTTTCTTTATAATCTGATTCCCAAACAATTTTGACAATGTAACCTTCATGCTCAAGTCTCGCAGTCCTTTCAGCATCCTTGTTCCAAATTTCCTGTGCAGTTTTCTTTGCACGATGATTATAGAATTCAGGCTTATATTTCTTTGGGTTACAATGATAATAATCTCCGAAGAAATCTATAATTTTCCATCCGACGCATATATCAGGAATTGCATAGGGAGTAACAGCAACATTTTTATACTCATCTGAAACTAGCTGAGATGAAAATTCATGCTCAATTCTGCTATATGGTTTTGTAATCTTGCTATTATCCGCTTTCGCTTTCAATATTCTCAATTGTTCTTCATATGGTTTTGAATTCAATGTATTCTGCCAACGTTCTTGACGTTCTTTCCATATTCTCATCCCTTCTTCATATCCATATTTTTCAACACATCTTTCTTTAGAAAACGTCTGCTGTCTTTGATGAACCATTTTCTTGGCTTCCAATCTAGTAAGACCCCTTTTAGTCCAATATTCTATTTGATTTGTATTTCTTCCTATTTTATCATGTTGTAAACATTCTTCTATTCGTACTTCTTTTTCTTTATCATCAAGATTTTTATATCCAACAAAATCTTTTGAAAATGGTGATAATGAACCATCATGTCCAACAAAAGGGTTGTTTGATAACATAAATTCATTATAATAACGTTCCGCATTTTCAGGTTCATTTGGAAACATCAATTTACACAATTCTTTGCAATTTCCAAGTTTGGGATGAGCAATCTTCCATTCAAAAACATTCTGAACAAAATTTTTATTGTCAGAATCAACATTATATTTACGTATTCTCGATATAGCACGGTAATATGAAACAAAATTCTTAAAATTTTTTGGAGTATTTCCATATTTGTCATAAAAATAAGACATAAGATTTTCAGAAATCTTTTTATCTTCTATCTTAGATAAAAAATTATTGGCATACGCATTTCTGTATATATAAAAATCCCTACTATCTTTTTTTATATTATGAACCGATATTAAGTGTCGTGAAAAATGCCCTTTACCAATTCGTTCATTACATAATGGACAAATAGTAAAATGACATTCCGTATTTTTAATAATGATATTGTGCTTTTTCTTCAAATGAACTCTTAAAGACGCTTTGTGTGTATATTCGTTACCACAAATTTCACACTTATATATTTTACAATTTTCCATTATAGGTTATCATTAGTTACTAGACATACCCTATTTAGTCTGTCTACATGCTAATGTAAATTACATTATGACATTTCTCTAAATACCATTCGCCATGCTTGAACATTCGAAGAACCACAACATAGAAATGGCTTATCTCGAAATCGTCGAAAGTCAAAATTCCACTCAAAGGGAATATGCTTACCATTGCACAAACGTAAATCCTAAAATAATACTTGAAAAAGGATTCCATTCATCTCCAGTAAACGGATTTACGGAAAACAACGCTTTCGAAGCACTATATCAAAAACATCTTCCCAAAAATCCATGCTTCGTATCTAAAACACCTTGGGACGAAGATTCCAAATACATACTAAAAATAGATATAACAGGACTTGAAAAATATCCTGACTTCGGACATCTAATCGATACTGGCGCATATTATGAAGAAACGGATTCGCCTGATGAGATTCTTTTCTACTGGGAGGATAAAGACCTGAAATATCCATCACGTCACATGTCAGATGAATTGGTTTCATTTCTTACTTCAAAACCTGAAGACGAGATTGGCATAATGAGTTCGGATGATTATGATGGAGAAATGTCATTCTACCTGACAGGTACGTGCGCTATAGATGGAGATGAAATTGCATCAGATAGGATTGAAGTTGTAAAAGGAGGAAACTTTTCTGTAAAGGAATCGTCTTCCGAGGGAGATGGTATCAATGCCAATAAGAAGGATTTGGCTATGATAACAAACGTCAACAAGCGTAGGGAGGCTGAACTACGTAGTCAGATTGTTCCTGCCGAATTTTCCGAATCTATGACGTTCGACAAAAACCTTGGAGCGATAGTTCTGACAGGCTCTGCAAGGAGCAAGATAGTTCAGGAGGCGAATTCAACAAGATATGGAACAAGCGATGTCAGCATTGAGATGTATATGTCGGATGAAGGAAACAGACTTCTGTTTGACATAACGATATATCCTATTAAAGGTTGGGATTCGGAACCTGTTGAATCTGTGGAAAACTATCTGTCAAACTTTGCACCTTGGATTGCTTCACACAGAATTAAAAAAATGGTCGAGCAGAACATATCGTTCCTTCGATACGGAATAATCGATGAAACAGTAATAAACAAGGCAAGACATCTTATCGGTCGAGACTACGAAAGGAACGATTTCGTTCAGATGGAGCTGTTCTAGAAAATGATTCAGTTCATATGTAAAAAGGCGCAGCATTAAGCTGCGCCTTTAAGCATAAACAAGATTACCAATCCAATGTTAGTGACTGAGCTTCTTGTTGAACTTGGCTGTCCATGTTCCTTCGCATGCGATTATTGGCGTAACTCCAAGTACATCGTCGATGAAACCGCACGACTGAGCAAGGTTTGACGGACTATCCTCTCCGCATCCACTGCTGTACATTCCTGTCACCTTTCCACTAAGACTGCTAATCTTCTTACAGGATGCCGTACCTATCGCAGGGAAACCACAACATCCTGGAGACAGGGTCTTTATCTTCTTAGTGGAAGTAGTTCCGAAGCCGGAGAATTCAAGGAACTTGTATCCGCTATTGTCCTCATCAACGTTCTCGTCCACTCCAACGAAAATGGCGGAAGCCTTTTCCATGTTCTTTCCGAGAATGCTGAAGTCGAATGGCATTATACCTCTTGTAGCCTCATCCTCTCCGACAATCGTATACTCAACTGTTGAATCAGTTCCATATTTCTTGTCATAGAGCGACAGTGACGGAATCACTGCCTCATAGTCGTCACCTTCTTCCTTAACCCAAGTTAGAGTAAGTGTACCCTTTAGAGTCCTGCTTTCTACATCACGGTACACAAATGCAGCCCTGCTCTTTGTCGCTTTTGCGAGTTTTGCAACAGGTGTACGTATTGTAGCAGTTACGTCATAGACGTCAACAGCGTTCGTAATTGTATCAGAATAGCAAAAAACCGCCATCATAGCGGTAATCGCCATTGCAATAATCTTTTTCATTTTATTTTTTATCCTTTATGTTTGTCTTGTCTTTGCTTGTTCTACTATTTATGTCCAATAGTATACCACAAAACGGTTTTCCATGCAACAAGATTTTTCAGGTATTGAGAGTCAGCCCGTTGAGACACCCTGAAAGAACCGCTCCGTACAACCATTCTCTCTCAAATTCCTTCCATGTCATGAAGCAGAATCCCTTCTTTCCGAATTCAGTTCCCCATGAATTGTGAATTATTACGCATTCCTTCGTATAACCACATAGTTCCACGGCGTGTCCGCCGCAAAAATAGTAGTCCCCTCTTCCAGAAATACACGTTTTGTTTTTGTTTATGCTGTACCATTCACTTGTACAGTTGAAAGCACCGAGAATCGAGCCGAACTTGTGCAGTGCGTATTTAACAGCATTAATGCTGTTTGAATTTTTCCTTATGACCTTTATTGCACAGCTCTTCCTGTCGAAAATCCCCTTGTCAAGAAGATACTGCAACACGGCTGTAAGCGTGGTTCCTTCACCGTTCGGGTCTCCGTCTATCGTTTTTGCATACTTGTATACTGCAACAGGGTCAAGTTCCTGTGGAACGTCAGAAAGCTTCCAAAGCTGATTCTCCGCCCAGTTTGTGCATGAATACGCGGCACAATATGGCAAACTTCCCTGGTTCTCAGTCTTCGTACAAAGTCCTCTGCAATCATATTCTACAGGTGCGACATATTTTGAGCTTCCTATTGAAAGAGACGGTAAATCCTCAATATTCTTAGGAACTTTGCAAAATCCAAGTCTATGCGTCTTTGCATATTTCCTTTCTTCGATTTCCTTTATCTTCAGAGCATTTTCAATCGGCTTTATCTCATTTTCATATGTCTCCAAATCACAATCAACCTCATTGAGAATTGTGTCTATCTTTATCCTTGCTTCATCTATTGTCATCGGTAAAATCCTTTTATTTTAATTTACTCCCACCAAAACTCCATTTGCGGAAGAACTGGGTCTTTGACATCCCCCTGTTCATTCGAATACGTGTCAGGCGCAACTGGCTTGCTGTCATTTCCGCAATTGACGCATTTACATCCTGCAATCGACAACGACATTATTGCAACCGCTATAAGTGAGATAATTGTCTTTTTCATCATTTTTTTCTTTCCTTTATTCAGTTAAGCCAGCTGAAGCTCTTCAGAAACTTCTTGAAGGTTGAGACCGTCTCCTGTTCAATTAGCCTGTCAACTATAGGCTGCTGATAGACGGTTATTATCTTTTTCGCATAATCCAACGGAACATATCCTCCATCTATGTTCTCAGGCTCTCCGTTCTCCGCAAGATTCGAACCGTGGAACTCCTCATTTCCATCTCCGTCGACCCTATATACTATGACTTTTTTTTCCGTATCATCGTCTATTTTAGCGAACACATAGCATAAGAATTCGAGGTTCTTTTTTCCGATGTCGATGCCTGTTTCCTCTTCGAATTCCCTTACAGCCGCATTCTGTGGACTTTCCCCATCCTCCACATGTCCCTTAGGTATTCCAGGTTGCTGCATGATTCCATTGAAAAGAGGACGAATCAGGAACAACCTGCCTTTGCTGACTAATGCTATTCCTGCGCATTCTACTGTCTTCTTGTACGGTCTTGTATGCACGGCTATTGCTATTTAGCCGCCTTTTTTGCAGATTTCCTTGAGGCTCTTGCCTCAAGTTTCGCCTTTTTCGCCTGCTCACCCTTAGACAATGCAAATGTATCGACTTTCTTTATCTGCTGTTGTTGGTATGGATACTTGTCGTTTTTGAGGAAATTGTTGTACTCCTCGTTCCTTTCAAGTGTAGCCTTTAACATAGAAAGCCTGTCGTCGCCACCATTACTGACGCTCGCCATCTTGCTGATGTAAGCCTCCGATACGGATTTTCTTATCTTGTCCTGCTTGAAGTGCTTTTTTAGCGAATGAAGCATATCTCGATAGCAAATCATGGACAGATATCCGAATGGATTCTTCTTGTCGTCCTTTAGGTTAAACTTCGGAACAGACTTCAGCATCTGCAATATCGCGTGGTTGACAAGCTCCTCCTTTATGTCATGGCTGTATCTCCAGAAACGAGCCATCGTAGACATGTGGAGAGCAATCTTGATAAGCATTTCGCCGAGAGCATCAGTAGGGTTTCCCTCTCTCTGGTACTTTCTAATTTCTTCGTAGAGTTCGTTCTTGTCGCAATAGATATTCCTCGCTTTTGGAGACCTCAAACCGAACTCCTCAGGCTTGAGATTGTCGCTCTCGTGCTCTTCGAGAACGTCCCCAAGCTCATCGGTTGATTCAGACGAATCTATAAGCGATTCCTCTCTCTGCTCTGCAATATCGTCATCAGTCTCTTCGAAGAATTGCCTATCCTCGTCAGTATATCCACCCCTTCCACGACAGTATCCGTATCGTTCTCCATCACCGTATCTGTCTAACACCATTAGGACTTCGCCCCTTTCTCGTCTTTAGCACCGTTCTTTGACAAACGGTTCTTTATTACGTCTACCATTTCCTTGATTAAAGGGTCTACCGCGTTCTCTATCGCTATCGACGACTTCAGGACCTCCTTGATGTACCGTTCATCTTCTGAATACTCCTTTATGAACGTATTGGCATCGGTTGAAGCGGCGCAGCTCTCGTCCCTTTTTATCCATTGTTCGAGAACCGGGTCAGGATAGAACGACGTGTGCTTAAGCAAACCTTCCTTCCTAAGCCTTATTACGAGTTCTGGAACATACAGCCTTTTTACTTTTTCGTCGAAATTGAACTTCATCTCATCTCGGTCTACGATGAAATGGTCTTTCGACTCGTATTGCACGAACGATACAGGCTGAGGAAGATATTCCTTGGACATGAACACGAACCTAGGTGAATACTTCTTAAAAGCATAGTTGCCTTGGTTAAGCTTCGAATCCATTACGAAAGGAACTGAGAAGTTCGACATGAACCATTCGTATGCCAAAGGATTGTAGTTTTCGCTCACAATCTTGCAGTCATCTGCGAACACATGCACGAACCTTGCAATGCCTGTGGAATCTACGAACTTGAGTCCGTCGTTATATGCAGTAGAAATCGTATGGTACAAAGAGTTCGGAGTCTTTATGAGATATACCTTCTTAGTCGGATACGATTTTATCTTATCGTAGTCTACCTCGTTGAACTTCGCATGGTAGACATTCTCTTCAAACCAATTTTCGTCCTTTCCTAGTTTTTCGAAAAACACATTTTTCGCTTCATCGAAACCGCTTTTCGATATAAGCAGCATTGGGTCTTCAGATTCAAACAGCTTTTTCAGGTTGTCTACCACACCGGAAAGTTCTCTTTTTCCGTTTAAGATGAAGTTTATCCTTGTTGTCTTTTCCATAATTATTATTTCCCTTCTCTTTCACTGTCGTTCTCGGCTTTCATGTCGGAAAGGTCCGGAATTACGATTTTCGGAGCCTCTATTTCGCCATCTGATGATTTTTTTTGCTGCTGTTGTCGTTGCTGTGCAATCTTTGAATCGTAATTGTAAAGAAGAGGCTTCTGCCTAAGACGGTACAGCTTCAACCATGAGTCGAGATGGGACTCAAGCCACCAGTCATCCATATTTTTGAAGTTTTCCGCTATCTTCTCTCCAAATGCCGACTCGTCCTTCAAGTCTCTTTTGAGTATCGCGTCGAGACTTTCACAATCTCCGAACACGTCTTTTGTGTACTTATTGTACGCACAGATATCCTGTGCAGCGCATCCAATGCCCATCGCCCACGATTCGGTTAGCTTGATGTTCGACTTGCAGCGGTTGAACGTGTTATCCTGCAACGGTGCGACAACGTATTGAAGATTCAATTTAGAAATTCTATCAGGATAATGGAGTATGTCTATTCCTCCGTGGAATTCTATGTCTCCTTTCGCTATATATTCCTCAAGTTCAGGAATCTTTGAACCGAATACCACCCACCTGTAGTCCTTCAACGTCTTCTTTATGTATGGAAGAATTGGAGTGATGTCATTGTCGAGCTTCTTATTGTTGACATCATAGTGAGACGGTGCTCCAATGAGACCGATTCTAGGACGAGTCTTGTTCTTCTCGAAATTCCTTACGCTTCTTTCGTGGTCGTAGCAGTGCTCAATCCACCATCTAGGAAGATAGTTGGGTATGACTATTATCGCATCATCGCTTACACCAAAACGCTTTGTGTAATATTCTCCAAGCTCTTCGGTCGTTACAAGCACGAAGTCCGAAGCGTTCAGCATCTTGTAGACGTTCTGCATGTACTGCTCGTCCTGATACACCTCCCAAGCCTTGTTATATCTTGGAATATCGTCCTTAAATATGCAGTCGTCAATATTGTATACAATCCACGAACCGCATTTCCTGCTCATTGGGATAATGTATTTTAAGTAGTATTCACACTGAGCGTTGTTAACTTGCCTTTGCAGTATGTTAACGTTGATTCCTCTGAAAAAATTATCGTCGACAAGAAATTTCCTGCATGTATTGAACATTATATTCCCTATGCAATGTTCAATAGTCTCTCTTGGACAGAAGTTCCTGTAGAAGTCACATCCTGTCGTGTCGGCAGGAAATATATTGATACAGAACGGATTGCCCTGTCTCTTTTTCGAGGGCTTTTGCTGTTCGGTCGTCTTTTCGTCGCTCATTTAAGATGTTTCCTTGAACTAAAGTATATTAAAAAGAAAACTATTCGGCAAACACCTCTTTTTTCGAAAAATTTTCGTTTATATAGGAAAGCACCCTTCTTTTTCCGTTGACCACTTCGTTTGCGGTTATTCCAAGTTCGTTCGATATTGTTTTAGTGTTATCTTTTTCTATGAAAACCATGTTAAATATCTTCTTGTCAGTTTCGCTGAGTGAACTTGTAGCAACGCTATTCAAAATTTTTGATAACATATTTTTCATGTGAATTTCGTGTTCTGAGTTCTCAATATGTACAAACATGTTCTTTTTCGTATACATCTCCTCTACAGACGGTTCAATCTGCGAACTAAGCGTTCCGTATACATAATCACTTCCATCATCGTCTCCATCCATACCTGTCGTATCGTCAAGGTATAACGAGGTATTGTTCGCTATATAATATTCTTTTTTCACATAAAATTGCTTAAGAACGTGCTTTTTGAGATACCATACTGCATATGTGTTGAACCTCCACCCTTTAGATGGGTCGAAAGACTGAGCAGCGTCCCTTAATCCATACATGGAAAGTGCAATAAGTTCGTCGAAGTCATTGAACCTGTACTGTTGTTTGCTTGCGAATCCTATTGCAAGAAATATGTTGTGGGTAACAAGCTGGTTTTCAAGTTCTTGCCTGTCATCCTTATATTTCTCAATAATCTCACGCTCTTCTTCCTTTGAAAGAATCCTGAATCTTTCGTCCTTGTCCTTGAATCCTCCGAAAAACCTATCTACTGCCATCGCATACAGCTTCTGTGTAGAACCATCTCTTTCGCTATGGCAACGAACAGTCTTGCTCTTGGTTTTTCTATTCTTTCCACTTTCCTGTCTCTGTTTTTTCTTTGTATGCACGATTCTATGCTATTATTTCAGATGAACTGATACAATAATAACACATATCCGGTCGAAAATAAAACCGGTTTCATGAAAAAAATGTAATAAAATGAAGAAACTATGTCAAGTTTTTAATAAGTTCCTTAAGTTTGAATTTCATTTCTTCCGTTGTTTCAGTAAAGCTTTCTGGTCTATGCTTCATGGTATTAATAAAACCAGGGTTATTTTCAAAAATGCCTGATTTTGACAAATCGACCAAAGAAGAGCCATAAACATCGACTATTGCGTCTGTCCAGTCTTTCAGGAGAACCCCCCTTCCATTCAATATAAAGCAATTTCCAAACGTTTCATCTTTCGTAAGATATTCATTACGGCATTTTTGCATAATGAACTTCTCAAAAAACTCCTGAAATTGGTTTGAACTGACTCCAAGTTCGGAAAGAAATCCATCGTCCATGCAGATGAATCTTGAAATAATGGAAGCCTGTTTCATTCTCATTATTGGAAAACATGGAACTATCACAAACACTTTTTCAAATTTTTTCGAATATTCTGCAATTGCTGAATTGAAAACAGATGAAAAAATCTTTCCGACAGAAGATGCTACGCTCTTCGAACGGTATTTCGATTTTACATTCGAAAAGGACTCTATTGTTTCCTTAGACAACGATGCGCAGTAAATATCGAGCGACTTGTCTGCAATCCACGCTATGTCAACTACCTTGACCAAAGTCTTCTCCAAGATTGCTGAGGACTTCGGCTGGAAGCGTCTTCCTCAGATGTTCGATTATTCCTCCACGTATCACTGAAAGATATTCCGCAGACTGTTCATAACCATATCCACACCCAACCAGATACCACAGAAGAGGAGTGAAAAAATCAATATAGGTGTTGTATTCATTACATTTCTTTACATATGCACGGTAGAACTCCTTGGACTTTTCAACGAATTTCCTGTATTTTCTACGTCTGAAAAATCCACCGTCAACCTCAAGAAGCTTGAGGAAACGGTCGTCAAACTTACAAATCGTCTCCGTTATGCTCTCAGAAGATTGTGAAACCATCAGAGCCGTCCTTTATCATTGCAAGATATTTCGTTTCATTTATGACCTGCACTCCTAGTGCCTTTGCCTTGTTCACCTTCGTAGTCGCAGAAGACTCGTCATTACACACAAGATAATCAGTCTTCTTGCTGACGGAGGACTGATATTTTCCGCCATTTCTAGTAACGGACATCTTGAACTCGTCCCTACTCATCGACTCAAGTGTTCCTGTCACTACAAAACCTTTTCCATCAAGAACACCTCCATCTTCAGGAACTGACGATTCTACGGAAATGTCCCCTCCGTAGTATCTTGAATCTTCCGTTATCGCCCTATAATATCCCTCTATGTCAGCAAATCCTTCGCAGAACTTCTTCAAAAACTTCTCTCCGACACCATATGGAAAATTCTTTGAAAGCTCTTCATAGTTGTGTTCTATCAACTTATCGAAACCATAATGTGCAATCATCTTGTCTATTATCTTCGATGAAACCCCATCATAATCGAAAGCGCAAAGAATATCCCTTTTCGAACCTCCGAACATAAGCCTGTTTATGTCTGCTATAAACTTTGTCTTGACAAGACCTCCGTCATCGGAAAGATGAAGAAGGTCTGTAATCTTTCGCAAGTTGAATTTCGCAATTGTCTTGAGGCTTACATTCTTGATTTTTAGCTGCTTAAGAAAATGCAGAACCTTTGCATGGACTATTCCATCACAATCATCGTTCACGCACATTGGAAACAATGCATCCTCGTCATATTGAAGTGGCTTTCCACACGAAGGGCAGTTTTTCGGAAATGCTATATCAATTTCTCCATCCTTGTCAACATGCTCTACCCCAACAACCTTAGGTATAATATCACCTGACTTTAATATTGTTACTACGCAACCAAGCTTGAGTCCAAGTTCGTCTATAAAATGAAGATTGTTGAGCGTTGCATTGGAAATTGTTGACCCTCCAAGCTCAACAGGTTCTATTATCCCTACAGGAGAAAGTCTACCAGACTTCGAAACATTCCATGCAACATCTATCAGTTTAGACTTAGCAGTAAGTTGATTGAACTTTACTGCAACAGTACTTTCAGGAATCTTTACGTTTTCGGAAGTATGTGAATTGTTCAGGTCAGTAACGACCAACCCATCAATGTCGAACGGTGCTTTCTCAGAAAATTCGTTGTATATCTTCAAAAGAGCACGGTCGATTGCATCTTCGGAATTTTCGCTTTTAGGAGCATCAATATCATCAAACACGAACACATCGGTAAGCTCAGAAGAAAGAGCAGTCTCAAAACCGAGTTTTCGAAGAATTGCGAACTGCTCTTTCTTCGTATGCTTGTTGTCTCCCATTATCTCATATGCGAAGAATCTCAAAAAGGAATATTCTTCGTCTGTGTGGTCTTTTGAGTTTATAAGTCCTGCTGTAGCGTTTCTTATGTTCTTGTAATCCGAATTTGAAATCTCGTTAAGCTCCTCAAACGTTTCATTCGTTAGGGTAATTTCTCCGCGAATGTCACCGCTGAACGAAGAATTGAGTGTATTTGGAATGAACAGAAGTGCTTTGGAAAGTATGTCGAATCCGCTGTATCCGTCTCCTCTTGTAGCAGCACCGACAAGACAACCGTTGCTGTATGTAATTCTTGCTGAACACCCGTCGATTTTAGAAGAAACGAATATTCCGTTTTTAGTATCTCCAGTATCCACCACATTCTTCTTTATCCAATCTCCGATTGAAGCGGACTTGTCAAAAGCCTTTATCTTGTCAAGAGAACCCATTACATATGGATGTTTCACTTCTCCGCCGGATTCCATTAAAGATGTGCGAACCAATTCATATGCTTCTGGTTCAACCATTTTTCTGAATTCGTCCAAAAGGTTGTCGTACTCAGTATCGCTAATGAACGGACATCCTTTTCTATAGGCGTCGTTTGCATCCCTGAGTTTTGATATGATTGAAGATGCTTGAATCTTTTGAGACTTGATATTCATATTGTGTATTATAGCACAAATATGGAAAAACCGCAATAAGATTTTCAGTCTATTATTCTGATTGAAGTTCCTTGGAAATCCTCTGAATTAATCTCTCTCAGAATTTCCTCTCCATTCACGATATCCCATGATATCATAGTGGTATAAGCCCTTATTATCGGATATGACATGACGGCATTTACTTCCCTGTCTATTGTAGACATGGACATTGCCTTTGACTGTTCTATTCTTGGAGTTCCGTCAGCTCTATAAAGATAGTCCTTGAATTCTCCTGCTGGACCAAAATATGCGTTTAATAGTCGATTTCCCTTGACCATTTCTGAATTTACGACCATTTCGCATTTTAGGAAAGGAACAGGTCTTCCAGATGCAAGCCATATATAATCGTTTTCAGGAAAATTCAAACCGCAAATAGCATTTACTCCATTCACAATATTTTTCATTGTAGAATTGAGATAGTCTTTAGGCTTTCCATTATTGTAGCTGTATATTGAAGTAGGAGGTATCAGCTTAGTTTTCTTTTCGTTTCCTGCAATGGCTTCAAGTATAACGCTTCTTATAGAATAATTATGCTTCTTTTGAACGTCGTCTTCCTGTTTTGAATTGAGATTCTTCTCAAACTCGATATCGGTCTTCGATTGTATAATCTCATTATTCCCAACAATTCCCTGTTTTATCGCAATATCATTTATGAGCTTGTCTATATCTTTGCTTTCCTCGTTAGTAATAGAAATATCTTCATCATTATCTGATTCATATATAGTCGGCTCTTTTTCAGGTTTGCCGAACGACGGTAACTTGTATTCGTTCGTCTTTATTGAAAGTGCCCTGTCGCTTACAGCCATTCTCAGTTTATCGGAAGCTCTTTTCTTTACTACCTTTGGTATGTTAAGTCCATTTGTCCTTTCATTCATCATGGCTATCGACTCCACTATCGAGTTTTCCGTGGTGAAGTCGCATAATGCACGGTTTTTCCTCGCAAAACGTTCAATCTTTTCGAGATTTCCGCTTTCTACCATATGTGATAGCATCATATCGAACAGCTGTTTTTCCATGTTCGATTCCTCTATAGACCTGTTCATGTCGCTGTACGACCTTCTTATGCCATACAGCTCTCCGAACCTAAAACGTCTGTCTATAGGGGTATGGATTCCCATTTCTTGATGCTATTTGTTATATTTAGCATTAAAAAGCCTCCTACGCAATTCGCAGGAGGCTTGGTTTGACACAGTAGACCACACAATCTTAGAACGGAAGGTCGTCAGGGTCGATATCAAGAGAGCTGTCTCTAATGCTATCCTTATCCTTAGGAAGCTCTACACGGTTCTTCATCTTGATTGTAGACTTCTTTACAGGGACAGCCTTTGCCGCAACAGTCTTTTTAGAAGTCGCAACAGAATCCATTACAGCAGCTGCAACCTTCTTCGATGATGCGCTCTGAGCAGTAGAAATACGACCCTTTGTAATTCTAGCTATCGCATCCCTTGGAGACTCGTCTGCGAATTCATCATCGTCATCTTCCTCCGTCTCCTCGTCCTCGTCATCAACATCGGCTTCATCTACGTCGTTTTCGGTTTCGGACTCTTCATCTTCTTCGAAATCATCCGTCTCTACCTCAGACTTGTCTTCAATTTCGTCATCTTCATCTTCGGTTTCTGTGTTCTTTTTCGCAACCTGAAGATTCTTTTTTATTTCTCCACCAAAATCATCCTCAGAACCAAATTCCTCGTCAAAGTCGGAATCCGACGCACCATTGTCAAGATAATTCTCCGAAAGGAAAGCCTGCAACTGTTCCTTTGTTGCCGCAACACCATACGTCTCGTCGAATGCAAGTTTTTCAAGATTTGCCTCCGTTACGATGCTATATGAATGCAGCCTCTTTGACATCAGCTGAACATCTGTAATGCAGTTTGCGTTATATGTCTTAGGCTCTCCAGTCTCCTTGTCGATTATAGGCTCGCCATTCTTCCTCATACTGATTTTCTGCATCTTTTCGCAGAGCATTGCGATATTTGCTCCCTCTTCGCCGTTGAATACGGAAATTCCAAGCTTATTCGCCTCTGAAATCATTTCTTTGATTCGCATAAACGCAGCTTTTCCGTCATCACCAGCAAGACGAAGAATGCGAAAATGGTTATTGTTGTTCTTGTAAAGAGGGTCGGAAATGACAAGAACCGGAAGATATGCCGCCCACTGCCTCTGAGTCTCCTTTGCAATTTTAAGGCATGTATCATCAATCTGACCAAGAGTCTTGAAGTTCTTCCATCCCTCGCTATTCTGCTCGAAAGAAAACTTGCATATTGGGCAATAGTCCCTGTCCACCTTCTCTTGAATCTTCTTTTTAGCCCAAAGCGTGTTTGGGCAGCAAATGCGCTTGATTTCCTTTACATTGCCTGAGAAATCCTTCTTGATAAATGTATGCTCGTCACGAACGATGAACGGATAGTTACGGTCTTCACCTGTAAAATAGAGAAGCCTGAATACATAATAGCGTTCCGACTTCTTGAGTTCCTTGCCGTTCTCGTCGTACTTTGGAACAGGACGGAGATACATCTCATTGCTTCGCGTAGACTGCCCTGAATAAAGAGACTTTTCCACAGTCTCATCCAACTTATTAATCAACTTCATTATGATTTGTTCCTTATTGTGGTTTTTGTATCAAACGTTTCATATTATAGCATAAATGTTTTTTCGAGTCAACTGCACATTTCCACTATTGTCTTTGTCATGGAATTTGGATAAAACATGGAAAGCGATTCAATTGCCATCTTTCCATATATATTAATCCTGTTGCAGAAATCAATTAACGTTGTTCCATCTTCACAATCTCTATCGATAATCTTGTGAATTATAATATTGGCTTTAGGTATTAGAGCGACAAAATATGGAGAAACAGTGCCTGTAGAAAGATATGTAGAAAGTTTTTCAGATGTCAAAATCCTCTTTATCGACTGTATAGCAGTCTCACCAGTCTCTTTTTTTATTTTCCGTATCAGAAGTATTGTTTTCTGTATCGAACGATATATCGAATACAATTTTTCAATCTTTGACCTATTCCTAGCATAGTCAATTAACTGCGGAGTATTTCGAAGATATGATATGTCAGAAAGTGTTTTTCCTCTTGATTTTGGAACAAGCCTGTTTAAAAAACAATATTTCAAATAGCACTGAAAATCAAATCCGTTTATCTTGCAAAGCTTTATAACCTCTGAAAAGTCCTTCCATTCATCAGGTTTTGCAGTTTTTCTCCTTCTGAAATCTCTATTAAGCTTTACGAATACATTGCGAAAATATTTCATCTTTTCCGCATCAAACAGGTTATAAGCATAGTTTATATCGTCATCGCTAGGTTCTTCAACCGACGATAGCGAAACATCCCCAACACTACAGATGGGCAAAAATTCTTCTGTACTGGCATCCTTCAACATCATTCTCAAAATCGTATTTTCTCTTCTGCATCTCGAACACCATCGGCTTTATGTGTTTCTTTATAAACTCTACTGTCATTATTTCAGGCTTGTGCTCGATAAAAAGTCTTATGAAATTCAGAAGCGTGTAGTTGTAGTATTCACAATAATTTGCAAGCAACTCTGCGTCCTTGAAGAACTCTGCATACCCAATCTTCTTATCCTCAAGGGTTTTTCCAATGCTCCTAAAAATATTCTCGAAATCGACTCCTCTTTCGATTTCTGCCGTATCAAGCGTCGCAACTGCGTCCCCAATGTTGTCCTCTGGGTTTTTTCGTACATTTTTTCGTTCTTTTGCCTTTAAAGCTTCATTCTTCTTTCTTTCTATTTTCTCGTAGTTATCAAGCTCCTCATCTTCCGTAAGTGTTTCGTCTATTCCAATGACGACTCCATTGACAAAAGAGATTACAGTAAGCTCGATGTCGCAGTCATCTATATTATCATATATTTTAAGTTTCATCAGGCAGATTGTCCTTATGCCTTAAATTATATTTCAGATAAAACTAAAATCCTTATCAAGGTCATCACTTGCCGCAGACAGTGATTTTGAAAAACTATCAATTTTTCTATTGTCATCTATAATCGGCTTAACATATTTTTCATCATCTTCGTCGGAAACATTCTTTTTCCTGTCTTTTCCTACGAGTTTCTTTTTATTCTTTCCATTGACACCTGAAATTATTTCATTCAAGTCAACACTGTCATCAACATCTATTGTGGCATCTCCCTTGTCTATAAGCTGAAGCGTCTCCTTGTCGATTTGATATTGATGTGCAGGATAGTCCTTTCCGCCTAGCCTTGACTTTATGACTTTCATCCTCAATATTCCATTCATAAGGTCTTCATCGAACCTGTAAGCCGCCATAATGAAATCTGCGTCTTCGGCAACAGCAGTAGATTGACTAATGTTCGTCAAGGACGTTTCCGTATTCTCATATCCTGCACGGTTGCTTTGAGTTGCTGAGAAAATTGGAATTCCATATTTCGTGCTAAGACCTCGAACCTCTTTTGTAATATAACCTATTTGGATATACTGTTTATCGCCTGTATAATGATGATTCGACGGCTTAAGAAGATTCAAATAATCGAGAACTATCACATCAGGCTTAATATTTTTGTTTATCAATGTCTCAAGATATGCATCTATCGTATTTGGAGTCGCACCTGCTGAAGGCCATTCCTTGATTATGAGTTGCGCGTTTGGGTGTTCAATATGAAACTTCTCGATATTCTTCCTTGCATCCTCTGCATAGAATCCAAGCGTGTCGATACAAGAATCTGCAACAAGACTGGTTATTCTTCTTCCATAAACGTTCTGAGACATTTCAAGGGAAATTATCAAAACCTTCAAATCCTGCTGCAAAAAATTGTATGCGAGATTTGAAAGTATGATACTCTTTCCAACATTCGGTGCGGCGACAACTACACCAAGGAAATGTCCGTTTCTATATATTCCACCTGACGTAACCTTGTCAATCCACTCAATTCCTGTAGGAAGTTTAGCCTCTGGATTCGTTAGAAAGTCCCAGTGGCTATTCTGTCCCTCTTCGGAAAAATAGTCGAGTCCAATATCTGTATCAATTTTAAAGTCTTCGAACTTATGAATCTGAGCAAGAGTCTCGGAAAACTTAAGTTTCTTTTTTACACGGTCTCCAAGAAGACGACTCTCCGTATAGTCTTCGACCGCACGATATAGACCTGAATCCTGTACGAAAAGTTCTATGGATTCAGTAACAGTATCCTGGTCAATGTTTATCGAAGAATTTACTATTCTCTTGAACGTGGAGACGAGTTCGTTTATGTCAGCCTCCACCTTTCCTGTCTTTACAAGATACTTTAGATTTCCGATAACGGCATCTTGAGTTGGAATCACTCCGTGTTTTTTATACGACGCAACTACAACACCAATCAGTATTCCAACAATTTCATTGGAATACCATCTGCTGTTGTTAATAGCGGAAATAACATCGAGTACCGATACGTCGTGGAATATCCTGTTCAGAATCCACTCTGAAACCTGCTCATCTGTAAATTCGCGCTCTCTGTCTATAGCTGACAATGACATCGGAATAATATTGTATCACAGTTCATCAATAAAATCAATTCCATGAACTGTTCTGTTCCCATGAGTGCTTTGTAGAAGCTCTAACACCGTCTTTCGAGATTTCCCTAAGCATTGTCAATTCCTTGTAAAGTTTTGCATTGTCTTCGAAAAGCTTTATTATTCCTTTGGAAAGTTCTACTATCGTAGGCTTGCTTCCACTTGGAAGTCCAAGATATCTTTTTGCAATATCAACATATTCTCCATCAAGAGAACCTATAGACCTCTTCATTTTAAGAGGTGCTTCTATTGAAGAAGATTTCTTTTTAGTCTTTGGTTCTTCAGGATTTTCCTTTCGATACTCCTCTATCTTTTTCGCAGTATCCTCTTCAATTTCCTTCTGTCTTTTCTTTATAGATGAAGCATTCTCGTCAACTTTGGAAGGAACGTCTCCAGTTCCTATGGAGACGTTTCCTAAATTGATGTCCTTTTTCTTCCTGAATCTTGCCATTACTTTGTTTCCTTGACAGTCTTCTTTGTTGCATTAGATGGCTTTTTGATACTTTCAAGATAAGCCTTGGCAGAGGTCTCATCGAAATTCTTATGACCGTACTGAGTCTCATACTTAAACAATTCATCCATGTCATTGATGAACGTGTTCCAAATTTCCTCGTTCTCCGCAATATCATCCTTTCGGAACTTCTTTTCTGGGTCTGCATACGAAGGAACCTGGTACCATGCACCTGACTGTTTTATGAAACCAAGACGGATGGCATCGTCCCAAAGCCCCGCATACTTGCTTATTCCTTCGTTCAGGTCTACATACATCGTAGTTTCAAGACCTTCCTTTACAAGCCTGTCCTTATAAGAAATGTATCTTATTGCGTTGCCAGCATAATAAGAATTTCCTCCCTTTAAACCAAGCGAGGAATCTTCCTGCCTCTTTCTCGATTTTGTGGACTGAACCACGATATGAGATGCATACTTGATTCCTTCACCGCCTGAAAGTTCGTTAAATTTCTGCGGACCCATTGCATTCATGGACTTGTAGGAATGGCATATCAAAACAAGCGGACATCCTGTTATCACTACAGGCATCATAAGGGATTTAATCATCGCATTCTTTGCCTTAGCTTTCTGTCCCATATCTCCTGCAACCTTCTCATTCAAAGCGTCTTCGACAAACTGTCTCTTCTCAAGTCCCGAAAAGGAATCAAGAACGACCATCACATGAGGCTCTTTCTCAGGGTCTCCTTTAGCCGCGTCAAATTGTTTGCGAATTTCATCATAAATCTTATGAATCTTTACAGTGCAGTCTTCCGTGTTTTCCACTGGAATATGAAGAACCTTGCTCTGTTCCTCATCGTCAAGAGCGGAGGTGAACCTTTCTGCAAGCATCCCTCCCTCTGAATCAAGATAGAAGATGAAATCGAACTTGCTGCTCTTTATCGCATTTATGATAATTTCAGACACTATAAGAGATTTTCCTGAATTATGTCCTGAAACATCGTTTGCGAAATATGTATGCGATGGGTCTTGCATTTCAAGGTCACACATACGAACCCATCCACCTTCTCTTGCAGTGACTAACTGCCTTGGACCGTATATTGTCTTGATGTTTTTGTCAAAAAGCCCCATCTTAAAGTTGTTGTAGATATTTTCAGCAAACTCAAATGTTCCATCTTCCATTTCGACCAAATGGTCTTTTGACACGGCAAACGTAGGGCAATCGACAACTGAGAGAACGATTGTCTCCTTTTCTCCCTTGTCTATGACTCCGCTGCATCTTCTGAAACCGGACGGAGTGAGAACAAGGAACGGGGCTTTCTTGTAGTTGAGAAGCTTTATTCCCTGTATCTTCATTTGATAGACGTTCTTTCTTAGAAGCATGTTAAGCTTATATACAGAAGTATGGATGTTTTTGCTCTTTGAAGGCTTCTTTCCTACGGAATTGCGTCTGTTAAACCAAAGAGCCTGCCTCGTCACTCCAATTCTTGTACAAATCTCTCCGAGAGTATAACCTATTTCCAAAAGAATGTTTATTTTTTCGTCAACGGTAAGATTCTCGAAATACGTTTCAAATATAACGTCATCCCTAACGTATTCAAGTGCTTCTGAAATCTCTACCTCTGTCTTGCACATGACATAAATCCTTGCATCAAACGGAACGCATCCTGATTCACCGTAGAATGTTGTTATGCGATTGTTCGGAATTCCACGAAACACGGAACCAGAAATGATTTTGTTCACTGCATAGTTGCCTGTCGAAATGTACGACTTTGGCATGATAAGGTCATCCTCGTTAAGAGGCTTCAAAACAAAATCTTTTTTAAACGACTTTATTGCGTCAGTTGAAAACATACTTGTTATTCTCCAATCAGAAACTTGACTACATTATATCAAATTTTTGATTCGAAGTCAATGAACTTTTGAAACCGTCAAGGAAGGTCTGCTATATGGATTTTCTGTCCTTCAGGGAACGGATAATGCTCTTCATACGAACTTGGAGATTCTGTCTCGCTGCTGAATTTCGGTTTCAAAGCGTTATGGTTGTCTAGCCATTCAATCGCATCTGAATAGTTCTGCGCTTTTGCATACGCATACGGCCAGTATGAATGAAGATAGATGTTTGCTCCGCTTGTTGCTGCGGATTCCATCAAACCAGTATCGTCGTTCATCACCGCTTCATTGAATTTTTCATTAAAGTAATTGAACGAAAGAGCATCATAGTCGAGAGCGGCAGGGGAAATCGTATTTGTCACTATTCTTTCGGAATATGCATCAAAATCAGCATCATAAGGAACGCAAAAAAATCCTCCCATGATGTTGCCCATGCCTCCTTCTCCTCCGCCAGCTTTAGATGGGTCATATTCAGGATACATCGAGCCGTCAGAAACCGCATAGTCAAGAACGACTTTTCTAATCTGTCCGTCAGGAGTGCTTTTTATCGGACCATATCCTGCGTAAATTTCTGTTTTATATGTAAAATCTGTTGACGCAATGACAATATCCTGTTCTGTCGATTGCAATGTCGTCTTCCAGTCGTATCTGACTTCTCCACTCCATACTACTTGGTGATTCAATGTTTTTCCTCTTAATTTTGGATGTGGAGTTGTTACAAAAACATCCATGTTGAACCATGATGCAAAGTTGCTCACAATCATGTCAACGTCTTCAGGATATTTTCCAAAAATGTTTAGAGTAAATCCAATATCTACCGGAATTGGAGGATGGGAATCTGGCAAATAATTCGGAAGTGAAGTGTTTACAACCATATCATGATGTATCTCTGCGTTCCTCTGTAAATCTACTGAAATATTCTTTTTTTCAAGAGTGACCAATGGATATTCCTGAGGAGCACCTTTTGGATTCATTATACTTTTTAGAATCCTAGAAGTCTGAGCATATAGAAGAGGAACGAGAGTCTTTTTTGAATTTATAGGCTTTATTCCGTTTCCATCCTTGTCATGAAGCTGAATTATCGTTATATTGCTGAAAAGACGAATCATCTCTCCAGTCGCCGTAAGAATCTCCTTGTTATAAGAAAGTACTTTCATGTGTTAGTCCAATCCGTCTCCGCTGACAATGAACCAGTTTTCAGGAATCAATACTCTGTGTTCACATTCGACCCATTTTCCATTTTTCTTCTGTTGAGTCTTTACTCTTAGAATGGTGTTTGTAGCAAGACGATAGACGTTATTCGTGTTCGCTATCAGAACAGTCTCGGCTTCATTATTCTGTGCATTTTCATTTTCGTCAGTTGGAAATCCGAAATTGAATGAAAAACATCCAACTAACAACATAAGAGATATTGCAAAAAATGCAAAAATGATTTTTCTGAGCATTATTTCATCTCCTTTTTGTTAAGTTTTTCTTTAATCAAATCATTTACTTTTTCTTTCATATCCTTATTTTCTTGTTCGTCTTGTTTATATTCAATTTTACCATTTTCCTGTACATCCTTTTTCTTCTTTGAAACTTTGGATAAAACAAAATTAAGAATCTGAATCAAAATCTTCAGAATGAAAGCCCAAATACCATTTTTATCAGCCATTTTTAATATCGCCCATGACTGATATATTTATGATTAATTATCCAATTTCCTAAGCAGTTTCCATTTCAACTGTAACGGAGAACATATACACTTCATCACATTGTCTACATTGAAAAAGAAATCTTTGTCATTTGAAACAGCAAAATCATTCAAATCCTTTGCTCCGCCGGAAAATGGCTTCCAATAGAATACAAGCGAATTTGGATTGTCGCTAGACTGTTTCATCATGGCCTTTATTCCAGCATCGTCATTGTCGAACGCATAGACTATCTTGTGCTTTGGAAATCTTTCTTCAAGAAGCTCCTTCTGAAAATCGGTCAAGACTTTTCCGCCAAGAGCGATGCCATTCTTAATCCAAAGAGAGTCAAAAACTCCTTCCGTACAGATTATATACGGAAAGCTTGCATCAATCATGTCTATTCCATATATCTTCTTTGTAAGACCCTTTGGAAAGCCATATTTCGAAAATGGAATGTCATTGTCAAGAAATCTCCATTGGTAATAGCACTCTTGCCCCTCCATATACCAAGGAATCGTCACTACTTCGTATTTTTTCTTGAAAAAAGACGAATAGAACTTTGCATATTTCGGAAGATTTTGTGATTCAAATATCCTTCTTTTCTCAAGATATTTCTTCCCTCTTTCCGTAAGGGGGTTTTTCAAGTTTTTCGGAACTGCATTGTATTCAAACTCTATTTTGTCCTCTTCGTGTTGATGATTTCCACCTGATAAGGACATAAAGTTTGAATAATTTATACCTCTTTTATCTGTTGCATTTTTTCTTACGAACGACATGTATTCAGGAATTAAGTCATCCTTGCTAAGACCTGAAAGTTGTTCATACAGTTCAAGCGCGGTCGCCCACTTGTCACACCTAAAACAATAATATGTTTGATTGTCTATGTAGTAGTATCCACGCATAGCATTGCGCTTATGAGAAGTTTCAGATTCGTTACAGAACGGACATTGCATGATATGCTCGTTTCCGTTCTTCTTGTTCCTTCCCTTTATGAAAGGAAGAATCTGTGAATAAATCCACAGACTCTGGTCAAGGTTTTTAACAAATCTTCCCATCTTTGATACTATTCAAGATTAGATTTCCTCGGAAGCACATACTTCGATATAAGCCTATAATCTGTACGATATACGCCATCTTCCGACGAAGACGAAAATTCCGAGCAAAAGCAAGGTTCCTGGTTGAACTTGATTGTCATCGAATCGATTGGGAACATTGAAAGGTATTTCATTTTCGCAACGTCTATGAGAATTTTCCTAGTGAAATCTCCAGACATTATGTTTCCGAACTTTGTAACAATGTCGTTAGTCCGTGGGTCATTTGGGTCTGACATGTAAGCATATGCGATATTTCGAACCATATCGTCCTGATGGCAAATCTCTATCGTTATTTTGTCAGGCTGCTTGAAAATAAACGTACTTGAAATAACCTCCTTTAGGTCATCGATGGAAGAATTGACCTCAGCTATAGTATGAAGCGCATGCTTGAAAGGATTTAAAACATGAACTGCCGATTCGTTATCAAGAAACACACTAGTCTTCAAAGTTGACGACTTTATGTAAATTGTGGTTTCATCTACGGAAATCTCTACGTCAGAATAGTCGGGGACGCATCCTCTCTTTAGTTTGGACGTATGAGCCTTTTGAATCTTCAAAAGCAGCTGCGATATCGTCTGTAGATTTTTAGTACAAATAACTACTTCATCCTCATCTGAATCATCTGAAAGTGACATCGCATTTGAAGTGACATCAAGCCTTACGATTTCGTTGTCATCTGCTATCCAAGACTCAAAACCGTTTTTATTTACGGAAATCTTGAGGTTTCCGCTGATTTTCACCATATTCTGTATAGTTTCGAACAGAAGCTGAAAATCATTAATCTTTAATCTGCTCTTTTCCATCGAAAGATATTATATCATAAACTCATTTTCTCTGCAACAAAAAGATGTCCTCCACCAAGAGGACATCGAAAATCGCAACAATCAAACAATAGAGGAAACAAAGTCACGATTTTTGAGAATCTTTCTTCTTGAACCACTTTTCAAAAAACATCTTCTGCGATTCGAGAAACTGCGGCTGCGACACTGAATAGCCAAGAGATTCATGGGTGACAAGAATTGGAGCAGTGCCAACTTCCAGCTTCTTGACAAAAGCTGAAAAACAGACATCCATGTCGTAGAAATGAAACTTGAATCTTTCGTCAAAACGCAAACCACTGTCTATAGCTTGCTTCGTGAAGCATATTATGCAACCATCTATCGTTAAAGTTCTAGAAGGAGAATAGCCATAATTTGACGCAAAAATGCTTCGCCCTTCAAATGTCACGTCATGCTTGACTTGGCTTTGGCTTTCATCCGCCGCATGAATCATGAATCCGCTCATGCCTGCTCCGCGAGATGCGTGAGTCCATATTACAGGTGTTTCTCCATTTCCATATGAATTCCACGCCTTTCCACCACAGGCTCCAATTACCTTGAATTTTTTTGATGATGAAATTATTTTGTCGAAAAACAGAACATCGTTTATCCAAATATCATCATGTACGAATACAACGTAGCTGTTGGAATCAATTTCATCCTCATGTTCTGAAATAAACCTGTTATATACAGTTGAGAGACCTTCATTATTTTCAAATTTGATAAAAACCTTTATATTAACTCTTTCTGTAAGGTTCATCATCGAAAGAGTTTTTACTATCGGCAAACAATCTTTGTCCTTTTCCAATTTTCTTGTTGCCACAACAAAAAAGAAATTCGGACAAGATTTCGTTTCCAAATCATCGTTAATTTTAATTTCAGTCATCAAATTAGACGCCTTTTTGAAAGTTTCTTCTTTTTATCTTCATTGACTGTGATATCAGATGTAGAGTCTATAGTTTCTCCTTCTGCCGAAATCGCATTTTCGGAAATCTGCTGATTTTTAGAATCCATTAAAATTTGTTCCTTTTCCGAAAGAGTGTCTTTTATATCAGGTTTTACAGTTTCTGTAAAAACAGAATCCTGTTCGGCAGGCATTCCATCTGTCTTAGACTCTACAACTGCCGTACTTCCTTTTGCAATCATCGGAACACGAGGAACTGTCAATGTAGTATGATTTTCCTTTTTCGGCAAAATGACCTTCTTGACAGATTCATCTGTCTTAATCTCGTTTTCTATTCTAGTAATATCGTCTGCATCGGTGCTTTCATTCTCATCCATTTTTTGAACAAGATGCCATCCGTAAATCTGGAATTTTTTCCCATTAGTAGGAACTTCCTTGCCTGTAGCCTCGCTTATTAGTCGAATCTTCACATTTGCATCCTGCCATCCAAGAACGTACAGTTTGTCGCCGACGGTCTTATATTCATTTCCAAGTCCATCCTTGAAAAATACAGGCTTTTGCAAAATAGCATTCTGATTAGATGAAAAATTTGCCCTCCGATTTCCGAACTGCGATGGAATATCGTCCCATGGGTTTCTTGCAATCTGCTGTACAGGAATTCCCTGTCTTACGTTCATTTCCGTAACGGCTTTATTGAAAGCAACAGCATCCTTTTTGCTTATCGGCCTACCTGGTTCTGTATCCGCGCCTGGCATCATATGCGCCTTTGGGGTATGAAGACCTCTTGGAGTGTCCGGCATATCCTCTATTTTCGGAGGAATATTACTCGGTTGTGTATCCTGTGGAGGTTGTGGAACAACATTGGGTGATTCAACCATTCTTGGTTTAACCATGTTCAGCTCTGCATGTGATGGATGATAGTCAGGAGGTCTTGCTCCAACCTGCCTCGCTATCCTCGGAAGATTCCTCATTATCACGTCTATGGTGTTGTTTGCACCAACCCTCTCGGACATGTTCTCTATGAACTGCTGCGTGTCAAGTCCTTCTCTAGGTAGTTCGTCTGCGCTTCTTGCCATTGTATAATTCTCCAAATAAAGTCTATTCAGAAATCGTCTGACCGTTGATGAGCACTTTCGATTCGTTGTTTTTCTTGTGAATCATAATCTCGGAATCAAACATATCTTGCATGACCTCCGAACGGTGAGAGATTATGAACGCCGCAATCTTCTCAGTACCTACCATGTAATGTATCATGTCCATTATTCCGTTTACCGCCATTGGGTCGAGATTCGAGTCAATGTACTCGTCTATTGCAAGAATATTTGGATGAAGGTTGAGACGAACTTGCATGAAATCCCTAAACGCAAGACAACATGCGATTCCAAGTCGCATCTTTTCGCCTGACGAGAAGTTATTGTACTCCGTTTCGATATTTGCAGACGAAACGAATGTTGCGTCAAAATCCTCGTCGAACTTGCATGTATAATTCGACCCCATCTTCGAAAGATAACCGCAAATCCTGAAATTAAGCTCCTTCAGCATGTCTGAGACGACAG